GTGGTTCTTTTTACTCTTTTTCTCCTTTCGGTAAAAAAGTTACAGTCAGCCTTGTGGGTTCTTTTAAATACTGCCGGAAAACTTTTATGAAACTATTGAAAAACAGATGGGAAGGAGGCAGTAAATGGCTAGAAAAGCAAAGAGTTCTGAATCAACTGGCTCTTCCAAGAAGATTCGTCCTGCTTTGACTCCGGAAGCAAGGGAGCTTCAGATGATTTCTCTGGCTGTTGATCTGGCCGAAAAGCAATTGCGGGAAGGGACTGCTTCTTCTCAGGTCATTACTCACTATCTGAAACTGGGTTCTTCCAGAGAGAAGCTCGAAAAAGAGCGGCTGGAGGAAGAGAACAATCTGTTGCGGGCAAAAGTGAGAGCAATCGACTCCACCGATGAAATCAAGGATCTCTATAAGGACGCCATCAATGCGTTTCGTATATATAGTGGACAGGGTAGCGACGATGATTAGGACCTATTCGGAATTATCAAAATTAAAGACTTTCAAAGAGCGATATGAGTATCTTCGTTTGGGCGGAGTTGTCGGTGCAGACACTTTTGGGTTTGACCGATATCTGAATCAGATTTTTTATCGTTCTATGGAATGGAAGGCCGTTCGTGATTTTGTGATTGTTAGAGATAACGGATGTGACCTTGGAATGGAAGGCCACGAGATATATGGAAAGATACTAATCCATCACATGAATCCAATTTCTGTTGAGGATATTTTAAAAAGAAGCAATCTTCTTTTAAACCCTGAATATCTCATTTCAACAATTCTTACAACGCATAATGCCATTCACTACGGAGATGAAAGTCTTCTCGTTACAGAACCCATTGTTCGAAGTAAAAACGATACATGTCCCTGGAAACATTGATGGAGAGGAGGTTATAGAGATTATGGAAAGTATACTTACATCAATTAAAAAGATGCTGGGTATTACGGAAGAGTACGAACACTTCGATTCAGACCTTATCATACATATCAATTCGGTATTTATGATCTTGACGCAACTCGGCGTTGGTCCACCATCGGGATTCTCCATTCAGGATAAAAGCACTACGTGGAAAGAATTCATTTCCGATGAGACGAAATTACAGCTAGTAAAGTCCTACATGCATATGAAGGTAAGGCTGATATTTGATCCGCCGTTGAGTTCTGCTGTGATAGCATCCATGGAAAAGATGATTGCTGAGGCAGAGTGGAGACTGAATGTTGCCGCGGAAACAGATGAGGAAAAATCTGAAGAGTACGAATCCTACGACGGTGAGTACAGGATAACACCAAAAGCGTTCCAATCTCAGATGCTGGATACCGAGAATAAAGTTCTGGATCGAAATATTGTGGTAACAGAAGTCCCGTATTACGAAACCGGAAATGCAGCAAATGGGGTGACATCATATATCGCAAAGGAGGGAGATTCAAAATGAGTAATGAAGCATTGTTACAGCATCATGGGATTCTTGGGATGAAATGGGGCGTCCGAAGAACTCCTGAACAGCTTGCGAGAGCAAGTGGAAAGAAGAATAGTTCCGATGACGAGGTTAAAAAGATGTCCGATTCGGAACTCCGTTCAAAGATTAACCGTCTTCAGATGGAAAAGCAGTATAAACAGCTTACCAGTTCAGAAATTTCTGTCGGCAGAAAGTTTGTACAGGACGTGCTGACCAATGCTGCAAAGCAGACTGCCACTAATTATGTATCGAAATACATGACGAAGGGGATCGATGCGGTTATCAAGAAAGCAACCAGCAAGTAGGTGATTCAATTATGGCATTATCGAACACTGCCGTTCCCAAATACTACGGCATGTTTCGGGATGCCGTAATAAGGGGAGAGATACCGGTTTGTAAAGAAGTCTCTATGGAGATGAACCGAATTGACGACCTGATAGCCAATCCTGGTATTTACTACGATGACCAGGCCGTTGAAGGATGGATTGCTTATTGCGAATCAGAACTAACATTGACAGATGGCTCTGATTTGAATTTACTGGACTCTTTCAAATTATGGGGCGAGCAGCTTTATGGATGGTACTACTTCGTTGAACGAAGTGTGTGGGAGCCAAGTTCCGATGGACATGGTGGTCGATATGTAAATAAAAGAATTAAGCAGCGTCTGATAAAGAAACAATATCTCATTGTTGGACGAGGGGCTGCTAAATCTTTATATGATACTTGCGTCCAATCTTATGGATTAAATATCGATACTTCGACAACGCATCAGGTCACAACGGCTCCTACAATGAAGCAGGCAGATGAAGTGATGTCACCCTTCCGAACTGCAATTACCCGGTCGAGAGGCCCGTTGTTCCGATTCCTAACGGAAGGTTCTTTGCAGAATACGACTGGTTCTAAAGCGAAGCGAATGAAACTGGCCTCCACCAAAAAGGGCATCGAAAATTTTCTTACGGGTTCGCTTCTGGAAGTACGTCCAATGTCCATCGCAAAGCTTCAGGGATTGCGTCCTAAGATTTCCACTGTTGACGAATGGCTGTCCGGAGATACCAGAGAAGATGTGGTTGGTGCTTTAGAGCAGGGTGCATCTAAATTGGATGATTACATCATCGTTGCCACGAGTTCTGAGGGAACGGTGAGAAACGGAGCCGGCGACACAATCAAAATGGAGTTGATGGACATTCTCAAAGGTGATTATGTCAATCCCCATGTTTCCATTTGGTGGTATAAACTTGATTCCATTGACGAAGTCGGAAACCCAGATATGTGGCTGAAGGCAAATCCCAATATCGGAAAGACGGTAAGCTATGAAACTTATCAACTTGATGTAGAAAGAGCGGAAAAATCTCCGGCGGCCAGAAATGATATCTTGGCTAAGAGATTTGGATTGCCGATGGAAGGTTACACCTATTACTTCACATATGAAGAAACCCTTCCCCATAAGAAAAGAAGCTACTGGCAAATGCCCTGCTCTTTGGGAATTGACTTGTCGCAGGGAGACGATTTCTGTGCTTTTACATTCCTTTTCCCATTATCGAATGGTTCCTTTGGAGTGAAAACCAGGAACTACATTTCCTCATCTACTCTGATGAAACTTCCAGCAGCAATGAGAATCAAATATGACCAATTCATGGATGAAGGAAGCCTGATTGTCCTGGAGGGGACCGTTCTGGATATGATGGAAGTCTACGAGGATTTGGATAACCACATTGCAGAATTTGGGTACGATGTTCGATGTTTGGGGTATGATCCATACAATGCAAAGGAGTTCATTGAACGATGGTCCTCTGAAAATGGTCCGTTTGGAATTGAGAAGGTTATACAGGGTGCTAAGACAGAATCCGTTCCTTTGGGAGAGTTAAAGAAACTTTCTGAGGAGCGGATGCTTTTGTTTGATGAAGAACTTATGACCTTTGCAATGGGGAACTGCATCGTTATGGAAGATACGAATGGAAACCGAAAATTGCTGAAAAAACGATACGACGCAAAGATTGATGCGGTGGCCGCTATGATGGATGCGTTTGTTGCTTTCAAGCTCAATAGAGATGCTTTCGAATAGGAGGTGACGATTTCAAAATGGAAGTTTCAATCGGTTCCAGGATTAAACATGCCTGGAACGCTTTTTTAAATAGAGACCCAACAGGTTTCTATCGGGACATAGGAGTTGGATATTCATACAGACCTGACCGACCGAGGCTTACAAGAGGAAATGAGAGATCCATTGTTACCTCTGTGTATAATCGCATTGCATTGGATTGTGCTTCAATTAGCATCCAACACGTCCGACTGGACGACTCCGAAAGATTCCTTGAGAAAATTCCTTCGGGGTTAAATGACTGTCTGAATTTATCTGCCAACATTGACCAGACGGGGCGTGCTTTCCTTCAGGATGTTGTTTTATCCATGCTTGACGAGGGATGCGTGGCGATTATTCCGGTTGATACGGACGACGATCCTGATACTACAGGCTCATATAAAATTGAGTCAATGCGTACTGGAAAGATTCTGGAATGGTTTCCGAGCCATATTAAAGCGAGAGTTTATAATGAGTGGACTGGATTAAAGGGGGATATTGTGGTTCCAAAAGATACAGTCGCAATTATCGAAAATCCGCTTTATGCAGTAATCAATGAGCCGAACTCAACGATGCAGCGTTTGATAAGGAAGCTAAATTTATTGGACGTTGTCGATGAGCAGAGCAGTTCGGGTAAACTCGATTTAATTATCCAGCTTCCATATGTAATAAAAACAGAAGCAAGGCGTCAACAGGCTGAGAAAAGGCGTGTCGAGATTGAGCGCCAATTAGCCGGTTCTAAATATGGTATTGCATATACCGACGGTACGGAGCGGATCACACAGTTGAATCGTTCTGTGGAAAATAATCTGATGAAGCAGATTGAATATCTGACGAGTATGCTTTACAGCCAGTTAGGTATCACTCAGAGCATATTGGATGGTTCCGCAGACGAGAAGACTATGCTGAATTACTATAACCGTACTATTGAGCCGATCATTTCAGCAATCGTTGACGAAATGAAACGTAAGTTCCTTACCAAAACAGCCAGGTCTCAAAAGCAATCGATTCTGTTCTTCCGCGATCTCTTCAAACTTGTACCAGTAGCTGATCTGTCAGAAATCGCTGACAAATTCACAAGAAACGAGATTATGACATCAAACGAAATTCGACAAGTTATTGGAATGAAACCTTCCGATGATCCTAGAGCAGACGAATTGAGAAATAAGAATCTAAGCGAATCAAGCGAGACAACAAAAGTTGTGGAGGAGGGAAAAACAGAAGAGGAACTTATGAGTGAAAAGGAGTGATTTTCAAAATGGAGAAATACGATTTTAGTGGTTGGGCCACTAGAAACGATCTTCTTTGCACCGATGGCCGCACCATCAAAAGGGATGCATTTAAGAGCCAGAATGGACAAACAGTTCCCCTGATTTGGGGACATAATCATTCTGATCCCAATTGTGTACTGGGTCATGGTGTGCTGGAAAATCGTGAAGAGGGCGTTTATGCCTACTGTAGTTTCAATGACAGTGAATCCGGACAGGCGGCGAAGAAGCTGGTTCAGCATGGAGACGTTCGTTCACTTTCTATTTGTGCCGGTCAGCTTAAACAGGCCGGAGCGAATGTGGTACATGGCGTTATCTATGAACTGAGTCTTGTTCTGGCCGGAGCCAATCCGGGAGCTTTCATTGACTCTGTTATGGCTCACGGTGAGTCTTCAGAAGACCGCACCATTATTGGATATGACGAGAACATTATGATCTATCATTCTGCCGAAGAGGATGATAAATCCGATGAAAAGAAGACGGAGGAGAAGTCCGAATCTAATGAAGATAAGACTTCTGAAGAAAAGCCTGCGGAAGATGACGAGACAATTGAGCAGGTATTTAATACCCTCAGTGAAAAGCAGAAAAATGTAGTTTATGCAATGATCGGACAGGCTATCGGAGAAACTGATGAGCCCGAAGATAAAAAAGATGACGATTCTAAAGGAGGAAATACCGAGATGAAGCATAACGTGTTTGACAACGATAAGAAAAATGAAACCGGTGGCTTTCTGACACATTCCGCGCAGGAAGACATCATTAAGATGGCGAAGACCAGTCAGGTTGGTACTTTCCAGACGGCTCTCCAGCTTTATGCGGAGCAGAATGGCCTTCAGCATGACGCTGTCAGTGGCGGATTTGTTCAGACTGGGGAAGGTAATGTGACAAATCTCTTCCCGGAATATCAGGAAGTTCGTCCTGGCGCTCCCGAACTCATTACCAACGACCAGGGCTGGATTACCAATGTAATGAGGAAGGTACATAAGAGTCCGATTTCCAGAATTAGAACCAGCCAGACCGACATTCGTGGCGTTGACGCTCTTCGGGCCAGAGGCTACAAGAAGGGGAAAGAGAAGAAACAGGCTGGAAACTTTAAGCTGGTACGCAGAACCACCGATCCGCAGACTGTCTATGTAAAGAACGCGCTTCATCGTGATGACATTGTCGACATCACGGATTTTGATTACGTGAAGTATCTCTACGACATTGATCGCCTGATGCTCAATGAAGAGCTGGCCATTGCGATGATGTTGGGTGACGGTCGTGAAGACGGCGACGAGGGCAAGATCGATCCGGATAAGATCAGACCTATCTGGACGGATGATGACCTCTACACCATTCACGCCGATTTAGATGTTGAAGCCGCAAAGAAAGAGCTTCAGGGTACCAACACAGGGGCGAACTTTGGTGAAAACTATGTTTACGCTGAGGCTATGATCAATGCGGTTCTGTATGCGAGGGAGGATTACAAGGGTACCGGTACTCCGGATATGTATATCACCCCGCATATGCTCAATGTAATGCTTCTGGCTCGTGATATGAACGGTCGCAGAATCTATGCTTCCAAGGCGGAGCTTGCGTCTGCTTTCAACGTTGGCGAGATTCTTACCGCTGAGCAGTTCGAAGGAAAGACCCGTAAGACGAGCGACAGTAAGACCAAGAAGTTGCTCGCTATCATCACGAACCTGAATGATTACTCTCTGGGTGCTACGAAGGGCGGCGAAGTTACTCACTTCACGCAGTTCGATATCGACTTTAACCAGGAGAAGTCCCTTCTGGAGACCAGATGCTCTGGCGCTCTGACTAGAGTGTATTCTGCTATTGCGATCGAAGAGGATGTAACGGAAAACCCTTAATCGGCTTCTCTGTTAGTCCCGAAGATGGGGAAGCCAATCTGTTCGGGAAAACGGTAGATTCGTTACAGGAGAATGTTGTTGTCGGGGAATCTGAGATTACCGGTACGTTAAAGCATGTTACGGGTTATACCGGATTCAGTAGCAATGTTTCGGAGCAGTCTGGAAATTACCTTGCTTTGAAAGTTGAAACCGATTCTGAGGATGCAATCACTACTGTAGAGCTCGTAGGAGGTACCAAAGGACCGGTTACGCTCGATGACGACATGAACATCGTACTCCTTATCAAGAATAAGGATACCCAGAGCATTAAGGTAACAGTAGACGATGGGGAAGATTCAGCTACAAAGACTTATGGACTGACCGGATTGACCTTGGAAACAGAGTAAAGGAGAAAATTCAAAATGGCAAAGTTTTTTGGGAAAATCGGATATGCAGTATCAAAGGATGTTCGTCCTGGTGTTTGGGATGGGGAGATTACTGAGCGAGAGTATTTCGGTGACTTGATTCGGAATACCAGTCGGTATCAGACATCCGATAAACTCAATGATGACATCAACATTTCCAATGAGATCAGCATTGTGGCCGATCCCTTTGCCTATCAGAATTTTCATGCAATGCGGTATGTCGAGTTCATGGGAGCGAAGTGGAAGATTTCCAGTGTCGAAGTGCAGTATCCGCGCTTGATTCTGACGGTAGGAGGTGTATATAATGACTGATCGACGACTCACATTCCACAATCTATTGTGCGAGATTTTATCTTGCCCGATAGAAGGCGAACAGTGTCGATGTTATTTTCAGCCTCCGGAATCTATCAAGATGAACTACCCCGCCATTGTATATAGCCTTGACGATATTGACAAGACGTATGCAAATGACGGGGTATATTTGTCTAATCGAAGATATGCCGTTACCGTCATTGACAAAGATCCGGATACATCCCTGGTGCAGAAAGTAACGAATTTACCAATGAGCCGGTTCGACCGGCATTTCAAAAAAGATAACCTGAATCACTACATTTTAAATGTGTATTTCTGAGATTGGAGGAATAATTCAATGAGTAAACTTGTTTGGGATAAAGTTGGGGAACGCCTCTATGAAACGGGTGTTGACCATGGCGTTCTTTACCCGATTCAGACGGGTGGAAAGTATAACAAAGGTGTTGCTTGGAATGGCCTGAGTGCTGTGACGGAGAGCCCTTCTGGGGCAGAGCCTTCCCCGATTTATGCGGATAACATTAAGTATTTGAATCTGATGTCCGCGGAGGATTTCGGCGGTACGATTGAGGCATATACCTATCCGGATGAATTCGCAGAGTGTGATGGCTCTGTAGAAATCGCACCTGGCGTGTTTGCGGGGCAGCAGAGCAGAAAGGTATTTGGTCTTTCTTATCGTACTATTCTGGGAAATGATGTAGATTCCGATGACTATGGCTATAAACTTCATCTGGTATATGGCTGTTTAGCATCACCTTCCGAGAAAGGCTATCAGACCAAAAATGACAGCCCGGAGCCGATTGCGCTTTCCTGGGAGTTCAGCACGACTCCGGTGGAAATCACGAAAGTGATCGAAGATAAGAAGCTGAAACCCACGGCTATTCTTACCTTCGATTCTACAAGAGTAGACCCTAAGAATTTGGCTGCTCTGGAAGAAATCCTGTATGGTAAAGACCCAACTACCGACGATGGTGACGATGGCGTTGATCCCAGACTTCCGCTTCCTGATGAAGTAATCGAGATCATGACGAAGGAAAACCCTTAATGAGCCTTTCCGTTAAGCCTGAAGACGGAGAGGCTGTTTTATTCGGAAAAACAGTAAATGAATTACAGAGTGATGTGGTTGTCTCCGATGATGAGGTGACAGGCACTCTGAAGTATGTCGATGGTTATGTCGATTTCAGCAGTAATGTTTCCGAACAGTCGGGCAATTATCTGGCCCTCAAGATTGAAGCTGAGCCGGCTGAAGCAGAGACAGTTGTCGAACTCGTAGGCGGCACCAAAGGACCGGTTACGCTCGATGACGACATGAACATCGTACTCCTTATCAAGAATAAGGATACTCAGAGCATTAAGGTGACTACCACACACAACAGGGAAAGTGTTACTAAGACTTATGGTCTTTCTGGACTTACCTTGGAAACAGAATAATGTAAATGTATAGGAAGCCTCGTATTCAATGTGCGGGGCTTCTTTTTATTTGAAAGGAGAAAAAATTATGCTGAAGAAAACTATTCCTTATATCGATCTGAATGGTGTTGAAAGAAAAGAGGATTTCTATTTCCACCTGTCAAAGCCGGAAATTGTAAAGATGCAGACAAGTGTGAAGGGCGGCTATGACGTGCAGCTCAAAAGCATTGGCGCCGGTGCCGATGGCGGCCAGATTATGGAGTTCTTTGAGGATCTTATTAAGAAGGCTTACGGTGTCAAGAGTGAGGATGGCCGCCGCTTTATGAAGTCCGAAGAGATTTCCAGATCCTTTATGGAATCCCCTGCTTACGAGGTTCTCTTCGAGGAACTGGTTACAAATGACAAGGCAGCAGCAGACTTTGTGAACGCAGTGATGAATGTTGGCAATTCTACAACGACTCCTGCAATCGCAGCAAACGCTCAGAGTTAAAGGAGAGGTAAGAGATGCTCCGAATCACGATACCATCCACAGAATTCTGGGATGAGGTGAAGCAAGAGTTTGTTTACACAAAGGCTCAGACCTTGCAATTGGAGCATTCTCTTGTTTCTCTTTCAAAATGGGAATCGAGATGGAATAAGTCGTTTCTGACAAAGCAGGAAAAAACTTTGGAAGAAACTATAGATTATGTAAAATGCATGACTCTTACGCAGAATGTGAATCCGGAAGTTTATAACTATCTGACGAACAGCAATATCAATGAGGTCAACAAGTATATCGCACTTCCTATGACTGCCACCCGATTTTTCGAAGAGAAAAAAACACAGGGGAGCAGAGAGCAGATTACGGCAGAACTCATTTATTACTGGATGATAGCTTTGAACATTCCGTTTGAATGCCAGAAGTGGCATCTCAATAAACTATTTACTCTGATAAGGGTATGTGATGTGAAGAGCAGGCCGCCGAAGAAGCATAGCCGCAGGGAAATTATGAAGCGGAATGCAGCATTGAACGCGGCTCGAAGAAAGAAATGGAACACGAAAGGGTGATTACTATGAGTAATAGCAGCTTGGTGAATTGTACAGTAAAAAGTCCAAACCACAGCGGAGCTAGAACACATTCGATTGACCGAATCACTCCGCATTGTGTAGTTGGACAGCTCTCAGCCGAATCTATCGGCGGATGTTTCACCAGTCCCAGTAGAGAAGCATCTTGCAATTATGGAATCGGAACCGATGGGCGGGTTGTTCTGTGTGTAGATGAAGCAAACAGAAGCTGGTGTTCTTCCAGCAACGCAAATGATCAGCGGGCTGTGACAATTGAATGTGCCAGCGATAAAACTCATCCGTATGCCATGACGAGTGCGGTATATGAAAAGCTGGTGGCTTTGTGTGTTGATATCTGCCGGAGAAACGGTAAGTCAAAACTCATCTGGTTTGGCGACAAGGATAAATCTCTGAATTACAGTCCGAAGTCGAACGAGATGATCCTCACGGTTCATCGGTGGTTCGCTAATAAAGCCTGTCCTGGGGATTGGCTCTATTCTAGGCTGGGAGACCTTGCAAATCGGGTAACAGCTCAGCTTGGCGGAAGTGCAACCGACAGCGCCCCAAAAACTTACAAAACAGGTCTGTATAAGGTTGATGTCGGTGATCTGAACATTCGAAAAGGTCCGGGGACAAATTATGGAACCAATGGAATGATTACCGACCGGGGTACTTATACGATTACCGAGATCCAGAATGGTTATTGGGGTAGGTTGAAATCCGGTGCTGGATGGATCAGCGTTCATGAGGCTTATTGTACCTATAAAGGTGCGTCGTCTAGTTCCGGTGAATCAGCGGAGAAACCTTCAAGTAATTTTCTGGTTCAGGTGGACATTCCTGATTTGTATATCCGCAAAGGTCCTGGAACGAATTACGGCAACAATGGTTTCTGTCCGAAAGGCGTATATACCATTGTTGAAGTTAAGAGCGGTGCCGGTTCCGATGCTGGATGGGGTAAGCTGAAATCCGGTGCAGGATGGATTTCTCTGGATTATGCAACTCGGATTTAAAGAGGACATACCATGATAAGTTTCAGACAAAAGGGTGACTTCTCCAAGTTGACTCGCTTTCTGGAAAGGGCAAAAGAAGCGGTTCATATCGGAGACCTGGATAAGTTTGGTAAAGAGGGAGTAGCCGCCCTTGCGTCTGCAACACCGGTAGATTCTGGGGAAACGGCGAATTCCTGGTATTACGAAATCGAGAATCGAAAAGGTTCGGTTATGATTTCATTCCATAATTCAAATGTTCAAAATGGAGTTCCAATTGCTGTTATTTTGCAGTATGGACATGGGACTCGAAACGGCGGCTGGGTACAGGGGCGAGATTATATCAATCCTGCTATCCAGCCTATTTTTGACAAAATCGCAAATAACGCATGGAAGGAGGTTACTAAGCTATGAGTAAGACAATTGACGAAAGAGTCGTTGAAATGCGATTCGATAACAAGCAGTTTGAGCAGAATGTTCAGACCAGTATATCGACAATTGAAAAGCTCGAAAAAAGCTTAAATCTCAAAGGTGCCTCCAAAGGATTGGAAGATGTGAATGCCGCAGCCAAAAACTGCAACATGACTCCGCTTTCCAACGCAGTTGAGACGGTAAAGATGCGGTTCTCAGCGTTGGAAGTCATGGCAGTTACGGCTCTGGCAAACATTACAAATTCAGCGTTAAATGCTGGTAAAAATATTGTTTCTGCACTGACGATCGATCCGATTAAGACGGGATTTCAGGAGTACGAAACACAAATCAATGCAGTTCAGACTATTCTTGCCAATACGCAGAGTAAAGGGACAACGATTGATCAGGTAAACGCAGCTCTTGATGAGTTGAATAAATATGCCGACCAGACGATTTACAATTTTACGGAAATGACCCGTAATATTGGTACTTTCACAGCGGCCGGCGTTGATTTGGATAAATCAGTAACCTCGATCAAAGGTATTGCAAACTTAGCAGCTGCTTCAGGTTCTAACGCTTATCAGGCCAGTACCGCTATGTATCAGCTTTCGCAGGCGATTGCAGCAGGTAAGGTTAGTTTGCAGGACTGGAACTCCGTTGTGAATGCGGGAATGGGCGGTCAGCTATTTCAGGATGCTTTAAAGAGAACGGCTGAACACTTTGGCGTGAATATGGACGCTATGATTGAGAAGTACGGCTCATTCCGAGCATCTCTTACTGAAGGCGGATGGTTGACAACTGAGGTTCTGACCGAGACTCTGACACAATTATCTGGGGCTTATTCGGAGGCGGACCTCATTGCACAGGGATACACTGAAGAACAGGCCAAAGAGATTACAGAACTGGCTCAAACAGCGTTGGATGCGGCTACTAAGGTTAAGACATTCACGCAGTTATGGGATACTCTGAAAGAATCGGTTCAATCTGGTTGGACACAAAGCTGGGAGATTATCATTGGTGACTTCGAAGAAGCGAAAGAGCTTTTAACCGAGGTCAGTAATGCGCTTGGCAACATGGTAAATGCTTCTGCCGAAGCAAGAAACAAAATGTTGCAGGACTGGAAAGACCTTGGTGGTCGAACCGCATTGATCGAATCGGTAAGAAATGCTTTTGAAGGTTTGGCTGGAGTAATAAAGCCGATCCGAGAGGCGTTTAAGGAAGTCTTTCCGCCGATGACAGGAGAGCAACTTTACAATCTTACCGTCGGATTGCAGGAACTCACAGAAAAATTCAAAATAGGTGAAGAAACGGCGAATAATCTGAAGAGAACATTCAAAGGGGTATTCGCTTTATTTGATATCGGGCTTCAGGGCGTCAAAGCACTGGTTGGCGGATTTGCTGATCTGATTGGTTATGTGGCTCCGGCCGGAGATGGAATTCTCGGGTTTACAGCCAGTATTGGAGATTTCATTGTTGGTATTGATGAAGCCATTAAATCTTCTGATGCCTTTAACAAAGCTATCGAAGGAATCGGAAATTTCCTGAAACCAATTGCGGATGGAGTAAAGACTTTTGTAAAAACAGTCGCTGATGCTTTCAGTGAGTTTGCTAGTGTTGATACCAGCGGTCTCGATAATTTTGCGGATAAGGTACAGACCCGATTTGAACCATTCGTAAAATTAGGAGAACTGGTAAAGAAGGCATTTGAAGGAATTATTGGAATTGTCGAGAAGGCGGCTCCCGTTTTATCGAAGCTGGGTTCCATTGTTGCGAATGCGTTTGGAAACCTTGGGGAAGCAATTCTCACAGCATTTGATACCGCAAGTTTTGACCCGATTTTAGACTTAATCAATACTGGATTGTTTTCCGCAATTCTGATTGGAGTGAAGAAGTTCATTGACTCTTTATCAGAAATCACAGAAAACGGCGGTGGAATTCTTGGTTCGTTCAAAGATATTTTGGATGGAGTTAAGGGGAGCCTTGAAGCATGGCAGTCGAGTCTAAAGGCCGGGACTCTTCTGAAAATTGCTGGAGCTATGGCAATCCTGACAGCAGCGATTGTGGCATTGTCCCTGGTTGATTCCGAGAAGCTAAATGCGTCCTTGGGGGCTTTGAGTGTTCTGTTTGTTGAACTACTTGGTTCCATGGCTATCTTTGAAAAGATAATGAACGGCGCAGCAATCAAAGGAATGGGACAGTTGACCATTGCGATGATTGGAATGTCCACCGCCGTTCTTATTCTTGCGGGGGCGGTTCAGAAATTATCCGGTTTGGATTGGGATGAGCTTCTGAAAGGACTGGTCGGTGTTGCCGGATTATCTGTTATTCTGGTAGCGTCTGCAACGGCACTTTCTAAAACATCGAAAGGGCTGATAAAAGGTTCTGCTGGTTTGGTAGTATTTGCGGCAGCGATTCGAGTGCTTGTAGGAGCAGTTGAGGATTTGGGAGCTTTGGATGTAGGTTCTTTAGCTAGAGGTCTAATCGGAGTCGGCGTTCTTTGCACAGAACTAGCATTGTTCCTGAAGGCTACGGATTTGGATGGAATGGGTGTTCTGAAAGGAACCGGTTTGGTTCTTCTTGCAGCGTCCATCAATATTCTGGCAGATGCGGTTGGCGCATTTGGTGCTTTGGATATTTCCAGTCTTTTGAAGGGATTATCTGCGATTGCAGTGGTTCTTACTGAGCTGGCAGTATTTACCAAAGTGACAGCCAACGCTAAACATGTAGTTTCCACTGCCACAGCAATGACGATTCTTGGAGCAGCCATGCTCGTGTTTGGGGAAGCAGTAGAAAAGATGGGAAACTTGTCCTGGGGCGAGATTGGTCGAGGGCTTACCACAATGGCTGGTTCTTTGGCGGCTGTGACAGTTGCGATGAATCTTCTTCCGAATGGAATGATATCAAAAGCGACTGGAATGGTAGAGGTAGGTGCTGCATTGCTCATTATTGGCGAAGCAGTCCGAAATATGGGTGGAATGTCCTGGGATGAAATCGCCAGAGGATTAGTAACCCTTGCGGGTTCCATGACCATTCTTGTTGTGGCGCTTAATGCGATGAAGACTGCACTTCCGGGTGCGGCAGCAGTTCTTACGGTGTCCGCTGCATTGGCAATATTCACCCCAGTTCTAAAGTCGTTGGGAAATATGTCCTGGGAGAGCATTGCTAAAGGATTGGTGGCATTGGCCGGTTCTTTCACTGTTCTCGGCGTTGCAGGAGTTGCATTAGGACCATTGACCCCAGCTATTTTAGGACTTTCGGCCGCCATTGCCGTATTGGGAGTGGGATGTCTGGCCGCAGGTGCAGGTATTCTTGCATTTTCTACCGGACTTTCTGCTTTGGCAGTATCTGGAGCGGCAGGAGCAGCGTCTCTAGTGGTGGCAGTATCCAGTATTCTTAGTCTGATACCACTGTTGTTCGAATCAATCGGAGAAGGAATCCTTTCTCTAGCAGGTGTAATCGCAAATGGAGGACCGGCTATTGCCGAGGCATTTACAGTATTGGTGCTCGCCGCAGTCGAGGCTCTAGTTACGGCTGTACCAGCGGTCGTAGATGGGCTATTTGTCCTGATTGACAGTGTCCTTTCAGCTCTGGTCGAACATACACCGACTATCGTGGAGCAGTTATTTGATATTCTGATTGGAATTATTCAGGCTATCACGACGAAACTGCCGGAATTGATTAAAGCTGGAGTGGAGTTGCTGATGGCTTTCTTTGACGGGGTAATCGACGCCTTGAGTGGCATTGATGTGAATGTACTCATCAAAGGAATCGCCGGAATTGGTTTGCTTTCAGCGATTATGCTTGCTCTCAGTGCTGTTGCCTCCTTGGTACCTGGTGCTATGCTTGGCGTTCTCGGAATGGGTGCAGTCATCGCGGAATTGGCATTGGTTCTGGCGGCTGTTGGAGCTCTGGCTCAGATTCCTGGGTTGGAATGGCTTATCGGCGAGGGCGGAAATCTTCTTCAGGGAATCGGTACTGCGATTGGCAAGTTTGTCGGTGGCATTGTTGGTGGCTTCATGTCTGGAGTCTCCAGTCAGTTCCCTCAAATTGGTGCAGACCTCTCTGCATTTATGACGAATGTGCAGCCATTTATCGAAGGAGCCACACAGCTTAATCCTTCCATGCTGGATGGTGTGAAAGCGTTGGCGGAAACGATCCTTATTCTAACCGCTGCTGATATTCTGAACGGATTGACTTCTTGGCTTACTGGCGGATCTTCTCTGAGCGACTTTGCCACCCAACTTGTTCCCTTCGGTGAAGCTATGCGGGATTTCTCCATCGCCATTGCTGGTATGGATGGGGAATTAGTAGCAAATGCGGCCACCGCCGGAAGGACGCTTGCAGAGATGGCGGCAACTCTTCCGAATTCTGGAGGAGTTATCGGATTCTTTACAGGCGAAAATGATATGAGTGCTTTCGGCGCCCAGCTTATTCCATTTGGCGAAGCGATGATGGGGTTTGCAAATGCCGTAAGAGGACTGGATGCAGATACCGTTACGAATGCTGCTACCGCAGGAAAGGCCATGGCTGAAATGGCGACCACAATTCCGAATTCCGGAGGCGTGGTGGGATTCTTTGCCGGCGAAAATGATATGGATGCCTTTGGCGAGCAGCTTGTGCCGTTTGGTGAAGCAATGATGCTTTTCTCTCAGGCTGTAAAAGGTCTGGATGCAAATGTGATCGTGGAATCTGCTACAGCGGGAAAAGCTTTGATCGAATTGGCAAATACGGTTCCAAACAGTGGTGGTGTCGTTGGTTTCTTTACTGGAGAGAACGACATGGATACGTTCGGGGAGAAGCTGGTGCCGTTCGGTAGAGCGATGAAATCCTACTCTGACGCAATTTCAGGCATCGATGTGGAGGCTGTTACGAATTCGGCAACGGCCGGCAAAGCGGTAGTTGAGCTGGCGAATACGTTGCCAAATACGGGGGGATTGGTAAGCTGGTTTACCGGAGACAACGATATTGCATCCTTTGGTACAAGCCTGGTTTCCTTTGGTAAGAGCTTCGCACAATATTCTGACTATATGAAGGATGTGGATGCGAATATCGTTACCACCACGACCAATGCTGCAACATCCATTGTTGAGCTTCAGAAAAGTCTTCCAAAAGAAGGTGGATGGTTCTCCGATGATATGACGCTTGCCAGCTTCGGCAGCGATATGGCTTCGTTTGGAGCTCATTTCAGCAATTATTACAACAGCATCAGCGGTATTGATACGACATTGCTGTCCGGAGTAATTACCCAGACAAATCGGCTTGTAAGCATGGCAAATGGGATGGTTGGTCTGGATACAAGCGGTATGACTTCTTTCAGTTCCGCATTGACAACGCTTGGTGAAACTGGCGTGACCGGATTTATCAATGCGTTCAATAATGCAGAATCGAAAGTAACGGCTGCGGCTTCGAGTATGTTGTCATCCTTTATCAACGGAGCAAATGCAAAGAAATCCGAACTGACAACAACGTTCACCACGCTGGTTCAGGCTGTATTGACAGCTATCAATGGAAAACAGGGCGAGTTCCAGACCAGTGGTTCCACACTTATGGTTAAGTTTATAGCCGGAGTACGATCTCAGGATAGTCCTTCCAGAACAACCTTTACCAATATCGTTAGCGGTTGTTTGACTGCAATACGAAATAAGTATGGGGAATTTACATCGACCGGAACCCAGACCATGGTGAAGCTGATTGCTGGTGTCAGATCACAGGACAGCAGTGCGCGGATGGCATTCACAACCATTATCAGTGCTTGTCTCACTGTAATTAAAAATAAGTATGCAGAATTTACTTCGACGGGTAGAGAGTGCATGGTTAAGTTTATTGCTGGTGTGAGAAGCAAGGATAGTGAACTCCGAACCGCATTTACAACCACGTTGAGTGGTTCCATAACTGCTATCAAAGATTATTATAGCCAGTTCAAATCTGCTGGTTCATATCTGGTTGACGGTTTCTGTGATGGTATCAGTGAAAATACTTGGAAAGCAGAAGCAAAAGCGAGAGCCATGGCAGCAGCAGCCGCAGAAGCGGCAGAAGATGAATTGGATGAGCATTCCCCTTCTAAACGCTTCTATGGAATCGGTAACTTTGCGGGAGTCGGCTTCATAAATGCGTTGATTGACAATGTCTCCAAGGCTGGAAAAGCTGGACAGGAAATTGCCAGATCCTCTATTGACGGACTGAATGACATCATTTCCAGAATTGCAGATTATGTGGACGCGGATATGGATGTCCAGCCTACTATTCGACCGGTTCTTGATCTGTCTGCTGTGGAAGCAGGGACTGGAAGGCTGAATACCCTGTTTAGCAGAAATCAGGCATTGTCTGTCAGCACCGGGATGAATGATCGGGTTTCTGAGATGGAAGTTCAAAATGGAGAAAGTTCTCCTACTGGAAATACCTATCAATTCACGCAAAACAATTATTCGCCTAAGGCTCTGTCGAGAATTGATATTTATCGGCAGACAAAGAATCAATTTTCGGCGATGAAAGGGCTGGTGGGTAACACATGATTAGAGCAGTAACTGTAACTAATTATTTGGGTGAATCAAAAAGATTTGAATTAGCGTTCCCGGAGGAATCCGGGTTCGCTGTTCAATCTATTAGTGGATTGGGGCCGAGCAAGGCAGATATTAACACGACAGAAATCTCTACGAATGACGGATCACTCTATAACTCAGCAAGAGTAAATTCCAGAAATATCGTTATGTCTCTAAAACTGATGTTTAATCCTCAGATTGAAGACACAAGACACGATTCCTACAAATACTTTCCAATAAAGAAGAAAGTAACACTTCTTATTGAGACAGATAATCGTATTTGTGAGACTTATGGCTATGTGGAATCGAATGAGCCGGATATTTTCAGCAGTGATGAGACGACACAGATTTCTATCGTGTGTCCCGATCCTTATTTTTATTCTGCTGGTCCGGATGGAACCAACACGACAATCTTCTATGGGGTAGAGCCTCTGTTTGAGTTTGCCTTTTCCAATGAATCTTTGACTGAATCCTTGATTGAATTTGGTGAGATCAAGAACGAAACAGAGCAGACAGTATATTACTCTGGCGACGCTGAGATCGGTGTTGTGATTACCATTCACGCCATCGGAAATGTGAAAAATATCACGATTTACAATACTGGGACAAGAGAGGTAATGCGTATTGATACTGATAAATTGGAGCAGCTAACCGGTTCCGGAATGGTTGCTGGCGATGAAATTATTATCTCCACCATCAAAGGGGATAAATCAATTACGCTTCTTCGAAATGGTATTTACACCAATATTTTAAACTGTCTTGATAAAGACTCTGATTGGTTTCAGCTATCCAAAGGTGATAATATTTTCGCTTATGTGGTGGAAGAAGGAACCACTAATGTGCAGTTTAAGATTGAAAACAGAACAGCGTTCGAGGGGGTATAGTTATGGAATTGGTTGTTTTGGATACGTCTCTGAAAATGCTTTCTGTGCTTGATACCTTTGAGTCGCTGATATGGACGGAGCGATATTCCGCCTATGGAGATTTCGAGGTTTATACAAGCATCAATGATTCTGTTCTTGAAATCCTGAAAGACGACTATTATCTCTGGCTGAAAGAATCCGACCAGACCATGATTGTAGAGGATAGAAAGATAGAGTCCGATTCTGAAAACGGAAACCACTTTACGGTCACTGGAAGGTCGTTGGAATCTATTTTGGAGCGCCGCATCATTTGGAAACAAACAATTCTGAGCGGAAACTTTCAAAATGGAATCAAAAAGCTGCTGGATGAGAATATCATCAATCCTTCTGATGTTTCCAGAAAGGTGGAGGGACTGATATTTGAGGCATCTACGGACCCGGCGATTACCGGACTGACGGTAGATGCGCAGTTTACGGGAGACAATCTGTACGATGCAATTAAAAAACTGTGTGATTCCAAAAACGTCGGTTTCCGAATCAAGTTGTCCGATGATAATAAATTCGTCTTTAAGCTCTATGCAGGCGCAGATCGTTCTTACGATCAGTTTACGAATCCATATGTTATCTTTTCCCCCAAATTTGAGAATGTAATCAATACCAATTATCTGGAATCAAAGAAAACTTTGAAAACGGTTACTTTGGTTGCTGGAGAAGGAGAAGGAGCGGATCGGAGGACTACAACTGTGGTTTGCTCATCAGGAGCCGGGACGGGCTTGAATCGAAGGGAGCTTTATACGGATGCCAGGGATGTTTCTTCGACCGTGGATAACGAAACATTGACGGATGCTGAGTATAACGCACAGCTTTCTCAAAGAGGTTTGGAGAATCTGGCTGAAAATATCGCAACCAAATCCTTCGAGGGTAAGGTTGAAACAACAAGGATGTACCGATATGGAGAGGATTTCTTCTTGGGGGATATGGTGCAGATTGTGAATGAATATGGCATTGAGGGAAAGGCTCGCGTCACAGAATTCATTCGTTCCCAAAGCAAAGAAGGACTCGACTCGTATCCGACATTCGTTACCGTAGAATAGCAGGAAAGGGGTGAAGAAAAATGAGTGTCACTTATGGGTTCTATAACTCAAAGAACAAAGACCGGCGATACGACGCCATTCAAATGTCCAGTATTTTTGACGGGATCATTCGTGACGGCATTTTGCAGCATGTCGGGACTGCTATGATGGTGAATGCGTCTGCTGGCATGATGGTGAATGTCGGAATCGGACGAGCGTGGTTCAATCATACCTGGACGCTAAATGATGCCTTACTTCCATTGACTGTACCGCAGTCAGAAGTGATTCTGAATCGAATTGATGCGGTTGTTTTGGAAGTAGATTCCAGAGAATCAGTTCGTGCCAATGCGATTAAAATCATCAAAGGCACGCCAGCTACCAATCCGGTGAAACCGACGATGATCAGTACAAATGACCGATGGCAGTATCCGTTAGCTTATATCCGGGTGAATTCCGGCGTTACTTCCATTCGTCAGGCAGACATTACCAATGCAGTAGGAACATCAGAGTGTCCATTCGTAACAGCTCCATTGGAGATGATGTCCATTGACGCTCTGGTTTCGCAGTGGAAAGACCAATGGGATGCCTTCTATGAAAAAGAGACATCTGATATGGAAGCAACAAATGCTTTCTGGAAAGAGCAGTGGTCAAAATGGTTCAACGCCCAGACGGAAGAAATCCAGCAATCTTATCTGGAATGGGAAAAGCAGTGGGACGACTGGTATGCTGCTCAGACGGCGGATATGCAGGAGACAAACGCTTACTGGAAACAGTTATGGGCGTCCTGGTTTAACGAGTACACGAATAATAATACATCCGAAATGGCTGCATGGAGAGAGAACGCCCAGGCATTGTTTGACGAGTGGTTCCAGCAATTGAAGGATACTCTTTCGGAGGACGTGGAAGCGAACCTGGCAAACCAGATATTGGAGTTGCAGGAAAGGACGAAGATTCTGGAAGAAATTATAGATGGAATTCGGACGGAATTCACCGTGTACAACAAGCTTTATGACAATGGATACGAGAACTACGACAATCTTCTCGATTCATCAGAGGGAATCATCATTGACAGTAACGTGGACCCGATTGTGGCGCGTGCATATTCCAGCTCCTTGATTCTGGATAGCAACGGACAGCCAATCGACGGCCGCGTTATTTTTTGTATTAGGTAAAAGGAGGACATGTCAAAAATGAAAATTACGGATTATGAGAAAGTCCAAACGCTGGATTCGAGCAGTATTTTACTGATTGATGGCAACAACGGTACGAAAACCATTCTTGCCAGCGACCTCGCAAAGTCTCTGGTTAAGCTTCTTAGCTCTCAGGATTTTATTTCCGGTGTCAATCTGTCGGAGCTTACGCAGATCAATGCTCTTTCAGCGGATGACAAACTTCTGATCGGAACAGCCGAGGGAAACAAAGCCATTGGTGCGGACGACGCACTCTTTGCGATTCTGGATGCTTTCATTCCGAAGGAGCAGCGTCGAATGATTTACAGAGGGAAGAATCTTGGCGCGGTTGTTACGGAAGAGCAGAAAGCCAATATCAAGAATGGGACTTTCAAAGGTTTCTTCCTTGGCGATTATTGGACAATTGGAAGTTACACCTGGAGAATCGTGGACTTCGATTACTGGTATAACTGTGGTGATACGGCATTCACGACTCCTCATCTGGTTATCATGCCGGACAAGCCGCTTTATAATGCTCAGATGAACGAGACAAATATCACAACCGGCGGTTATGTTGGCTCTAAGATGTATACCGAAAATTTGGCACAGGCAAAGACGTTGGCGGCAAGCGCGTTTGGTAGCTTGATCCTTACTCACCGCGAATACCTGACAAATGCAGTCTCAAATGGTTATCCTTCTGCGGGAGCATGGTTTGATTCTACGCTGGAGCTTCCAAATGAGATTATGATGTACGGAAGCTTAGTGTTTACGCCGGCCGGAGATGGAACAACGATTGTAAACCGTTATACGACAGGAAAGACACAGCTTGCTTTATTTACGGTAGTCCCGAAGCTGATTTCCAATCGTGCAACGTTCTGGCTCAGAGATGTCGTTTCTTCGGCTAATTTCGCTCTTGTGGACTTCCTTGGCAATGCGGGCTACCACGGCGCTTCGATCTCTTATGGGGTTCGTCCGGTCTTCGCTATTGGTTAGTCTAAATCCAGGGGCCCTGTGCCCCGTAAAAACCGTACGCAGGTGACAATAATTTGTGTTATAAAGAGTAAAAATCTAAAGAAAGGTAAGAATCAAAATGGATGATAAGATTTATAAAATCACTCTTTCTGATGGAACGGTCATTGATAATTTGAAAATGAATGGAAACAATTTTGTTTCCACTGTTGAGATTGACAAATCGATGTTTGACGGAAATCTTCTTTCGGTAACCATCAATGATGGTGAAAAGGATGATGTCCATACTAATATGGAGCTGGTTCAGGTCACAAAGATGGGGTCCGAATACTGGTTTGTACTTCGGGACATTTCCGAAACCGAATTGGCATTTATTAAAATGCAGTCAGATATTGAATATGTTGCGATGATGTCTGAAATCGAACTGTAAGGGAGGAAGAGATCATGGAAGAGCATAGCAAAAATTACGACAAGGTAAAGCGGTATTATGATATGGGGATGTGGAACGAAGTCCGTGTCCGTAATGCCGTAAAGATGAATTGGATTACGGAAGAAGAATTTACAGAGATCACGGATAAGGATTACGCATGAGTGTCCTTGTGAGTGATCGGACTGAATCCAAATTTGAAGCGATTACATATTCTATCGAATTGCATGATATGTTGATCGACCTTATGCAGCGTAGTTTCGGAGTGAAAGATTTGGATCAGCTCGTTCGGGTAAGGTATGCTCACGGAAAGGATGCGACAGAAGACTTTTCACGGTATAGGTATTTGATGCTGAACTACAAAAATCGTATTGACCAGTTAGCTTCTATGCTAACCAGCAATGTGCGAGCAGCAAATTCTATCTATCCGACTACGTTGCATGAATATGAGAAAAGAAGAGATTATCAGAATACAGCCATGGTAAACTGCGAGCAACTTTTAAAAGAGTTGCAACGAATCGTTGAGATATTCGAAGTGGACGTTAATCTCTATAGTCGCTATGTTAAAGCTATCGACCGAGAAATCGGATTGATAAAGAAGTGGCGTCAACGAGATAACCGAATCAAGTCACAGTTAAGAGGGTAATGTCTAATTATGCGTCGTTTCTTCGGCTAATTTCGCTAATGTGAACAACAATGGCAATACGAACTACAACAACGCTTCGAACTCTAATGGAGTTCGTCCGGATTCTCTGCCTAACCAACAGAGAAGGAGACATTGTCCTTTCCGAATGGATAAATAGCAAAGCCGGACGCAATTTACTACGGTAAGTATTGCTATCACGGTGAATGATTTATGAACTACGAGGAGATTATCTGTGACGCCAACAACTTGTATAGGGCTTACAAGGTTTCTGTCAAAACCAGCAAATGGAAGGAAACTACCCAGAAATTCATGATGAATTTTCTTCGGTATATCTTTTCCATTCAAGACGACCTGATGAATCGGACCCTTCAAAATGGACCGACGCAGGAATTCACGCTGTTTGAGAGAGGCCGAGTAAGACCTATTACAAGTATTCAAATTCGGGATCGCATTATTCGGCATGTCTTATGCGATGAAGTTTTGCTTCCAGAAGTGAAGAAGCATATTATCTACGATAATTGCGCCTCGATTAAAGGAAGAGGTATCTCCCACCAACGGGACAGGTTCGAAGTTCATCTCCGTAAATACTATCGGTTGTATGGAAATGAAGGGTGGATATTGTTCGGCGACTTTTCCAAGTTTTACGACAACATTATTCACGAGATTGCCAAACGAGAACTCTTAAAGCTGTTTGACGACGATGATTTTATTGACTGGCTGTTGACACAGATTTTTGATGGATTCAAAATTGATGTTTCTTACATGACGGATAAAGAATACGCCAGATGTATGTTCGATACTTTCAATAAGCTGGAGTATAGGAAGGTTCCAGAATCCACACTGACAGGCGAAAAGTGGATGGAGAAATCGGTAAACATTGGCGACCAGCTATCTCAGGTAATTGGGATTTATTGTCCGTACCGTATTGACAATTACGTCAAGTATGTACGGAGTCAGAAGTTCTATGGAAGATACATGGATGACTGGTACATCATGAATCCGAGTAAAGAGGAATTGTTGGATTTGCTTGATAATATTCATCGGATTGCAGAAGAGTATGGAATCCATATCAATAAGAAGAAAACTCGTATTGTGAAGATTTCCAGCACTTATAAATTTCTGCAAATCAAATATAGCTTAACGGATTCCGGAAAGATAATCAAACGAATCAATCCAAAGCGGGTTACTACGATGCGAAGAAAGCTCAAGAAGCTCGCTGTCAAGGTGAAGAATGAGGAGATTTCGTATGAAAATGTAGAGAACATGTTTCGAGGCTGGATGGGAGGCTTCTATAAGCTTTTATCCAGGGAGCAAAGGAAAAACTTAATAGGTCTCTATGAAGATTTGTTTGAAAAATCGATTACGATTGTCAACAAAAAGATCGTTGTAACCGACAAAATCAAATAAATATTGGAGGATGCTAAAATGGAGCCATGGTTTCAAATGGTAGCAACAATTGTTTGCGCCGTCATAGCTTCTTCTGGGTTTTGGGCGTATATCCAGAAACGAGGCGAAAAGAAAGATGTAAAAACTCAAATGCTCATCGGATTAGCGCATGACCGGATTGTTTATCTTGGAATGTGTTATATCGAACGAGGATGGATCACTCAAGACGAGTATGAAAACCTCAATGATTACCTTTATAAACCTTATGAAAAAATGGGTGGGAATGGTTCGGCACAGAAAATTATGCAGGAAGTCAACAAACTTCCCATCCACAAATCGACATATGTAGAAGAAAATTAGTAGGAGGAAAAATCATGATGGAACAGATTATGAACTATGTGCAGCCGGAACTGATTGTTGTGGCGATTGTCCTGTACTTTTGTGGCATGGGCCTGAAGAAGACACAGACAATTAAGGACAAGTATATTCCGATGATTCTCGGTGCCGCAGGTATCGTCCTTTGTGGGATTTGGGTGCTGGCAACGTGTTCGCTGGGGAACGGTCAGGAAATTGCAATGGCTATATTTACAGCAATCGTTCAGGGAATTTTAATGGCGGGCCTCAGTACCTATGTGAATCAGATTATTAAGCAGGCAAATAAGGACGAGTAATGAACAACTAGAGCGGGTAACCGTTCTTTTTTTATGTCTAAAAAGAGAGGATGAGAGAATATGGCTATTAACAAAGTAATCTACGGTGGCGAGACACTGATCGATCTGACCAGCGATACCGTAACCGCTGATAAGATTCTTTCCGGCTTTACCGCGCATGACAAGGGGGGGGAGCCGATCACAGGTACTTGCGAATATGATGTAAACTCTTCCGATGCGACGGCGGCCGTTGCTGAAATCCTTCAGGCAAAGACTGCGTATGTAAGAGGTCAGAAACTGACAGGAACCATGAAAAATAACGGCGCAGTGACTGGAACAATTTCTTCAAAAGATGAAGAGTATACCATTCCGCAGGGACATCACGATGGTTCTGGTAAAGTCTCGATTGCTGACGCTGAGAAAGCAAAGCTCATTCCTGATAACATTCGGGAAGGAATTACTCTGCTTGGGGTCGAAGGTGCTATGTCTGGTACGGAAGATGCCAAACCACAGGCAAAGACTGTTACGCCTTCAACCGAAGCCCAGACAATTCTTCCAGATTCTGATGAAGGATACAATTACTTGTCCCAGGTTACAGTCGAAGCAATTCCCTATCAGGAAAGCGAGAATCCCGCTGGAGGTACTACGGTAACCATCGGGTAGGAGGGAGGCTTAAATGGCTACAAGTAAGGTCATTTACAGCGGCAGGACCCTCATCGACCTGACCGGGGATACTGTAACTGAGGAAACTTTGCTAAGAGGCTATACAGCTCACAAAGCAGATGGGACACGGGTGGTAGGAACAGCGTTTGCGGATTATCCGAGTCGATATTCGTTTCTGGACTTTCTCCAGGATTCAACCGGAGAAAACATCCTCGATAATTTGAATAACGTACTACAGGGCGAAACGGTGTATAAAAAGGTGTAGAAATGTCGTTTACTTCTTGAGTATTCCTACACCTTTGCCGTTTGAGTACCGTAAACACTGGATTTTTTGTTTCTATAATAGAAACTTACTAGACAAGAGATTTGTCAAAAATCCAGTAAAATCAATACTTTTGGAAGTGGTTAGGAGTGGGTAAAAGCAGGGAAATGTAGGTAACTCGTACATTATTCCTGCACCATTCCTATATCTATATTCCTACACTTTGCTAAGCGTCCGAACCCTTTTCTGGCTCAGAGATGTCGTTTCTTCGGCTCGTTTCGCTCGTGTTGGTGGTCATGGCGATACGTACTATAACTCTGCTTCAGACTCTTTTGGAGTTCGTCCGGTCTACAAGCTATTTTATTTTTTCAATCTCTTCTCGCAACCAATCAAATTCTCTGGCTGTATAGACCTTTTCCGTAATATCCGTGATCTTATGTCCCACCATATATTTGATGGCGTACTCATCCACGCCGTATTTTTTGGCCATCGTGACGAAATGTTTTCTCCCATCGTGCGGACGATGTTCGGGGTTTAGATTGAGCTCATCACGAATACGGCTGAATACTCTTTGATATCGATTATAGGTAAGCTTGATGTTTTTCTGTCGGCTATCCGGATCAACATAGTTAAAAAGATATTTGCTTCCCAAGTTTTCGGCTTCTCTATATTTTCGCTCCACAAGAGATTGGATTCTGGAATGAATTGGTACGGTACGGTCTTCGCCGGCTTCTGTTTTCATACCACCAGTAAAAGTCCATTTCGATAAATCAACATCGTTCAGTTCAATCAATCCCAATTCCTGTGGTCTCCATCCAGAATAACACTGAATCAGAAGAACATCAACACAATATTTATCATCAACATGCTCCCAAAGTAGCTTCATCTCATCGTCGGAGAACGGAATGTGTTCCTTCTTGACAGTCTGGATTTCTTTAATGGTTTCGTCAGTCAGGGTAAAAGTTCGAGCGTAATTTTGTTTGACGATTTCATATTCCAAAGCATAATCCAGCATCAGGTTGAATAGAGACTTGATTTTGTTCTTCATGGAAGCGCTCGGTTTCTGTTCTTTTCCCTTTACGACGGCAATACCCTCGTCCATGCAGCCCTTCACGTGACGAGCCCGGATATCCATAACGCGCATGTCATAGACAGATGAACAATACGCCCAGGCTGAATCTACAGCTCTTGCACTGGAATCATTCTTCAAAGTCTTGAAATATTCCTCAGTCCACTTTTCGTATAGTTCTTTTGCCGTGATAGCAGGTTCCAAATCATACGGATTCTTATTGTACTCTGCCAAGGCTGCATACGCATCGTTATAGGTTGGAAAATAAGATTCCGGCTTTAATGGCTTACATATCGGCTTTCCCTCTGGCGTTTTTCCAACTGTAACCATGGCCCGAAAAGGGTTTCTTAGATTCCGGTTCTTGATTTCGCTGATCTGTCCGAATCCGTTTGGGAGTCGTCTCCGCTTGTTATTTTTACTTCGAGGCTTTCTCGGCTTAACATCTGGCTGCATGGGATAGCCGCAATGGGGGCAGAATGTAGCTTTATCACTCACCTGTAACTCACACTCAGGACATTTTACCAACATGTTTCATACCTCCTCAATACCTTTATCAACGAGATTTTCCGCGTGGCAAGGTTGATTTATCATCAGTAATCATATATTATAGTGTAGGAATTGTCAACTCCTACACTAAACTTTTTAAGGGAATGAGCATATGGTTAGTGATGAAAAATTAACCTGTCGGAATTGCGGGGCAATAGTGAAACGATACGATAAGGTTTCAAGAATTGTGCGAACCAAGGGGAGAAAGACTTCGAGAGTAAAGGTTGAGCGATTCCGATGCCCTGCTTGCGGACAGATACATAGAGAATTGCCGGATTATATTTTTCCATATAAACAGTACGAAGTCGAGGTAATTCGCGGCGTTTTGGAGGGATTTATTACTTGCGAGACATACGGGTATGAGGATTACCCTTGTGAAATGACGATGATTCGATGGAGGAATTCGCAGGATTTACAACTCCTTTTGTGAAAGATAAAACGAAAGGAGATTCACGATGTCGAAAGAGGAAAAACATTTACAGACTAAGATTCGGATATTTGAGGATATGCTTTTACGATGTAAGAATTTTGGTCAAGCAGAAGCAATTCAAATCGAATTGACAAGAATGAGAGCAAAATTACAAAAAATATATTTCAAGAGAATGGAGTCCTAACAAGGGCTCTTTCTTTTTGCCGTTTTGCCACTGAGGTTGTTTTAACAAATTGCGGTTCCTATCCTAGAATAGCCGTTGAAAGGAGGTAACAGCCAATGGAAGAAATGATATTTGCACCGGGCTCCGTTCCGGTAGCGGTCGTCGCCAAAGTATATGGGAAAGATGCTTCTTGGGTTCGAGCCGGTATTATATCCGGATGGCTTCCCATTGGAAAAGCTACTAGAAACGGAAAGTTGATTACCAATATCGAAGAGATGAATTCGAAGTACGGACGCATCAACTTTTATATTTCTCCAAAGCGGCTCTGGGAAGAAACCGGATATTTATGGAAAGGAGAGAAACGTTAATATGGGAACAACAATTCGTCCAGAATTATCCGAGAAAAACCCATATTGGATTGAACGTCACCGGTATTATGAATTGAAGCATTTCTGTTTACAGTATCCGATATGGAAGAAAGCGTATGCTGCTCTGGATGGGCTTAGTCGTCGGCCTTCTGATATGGAGATATTCTCAAAGAACAGAACGGCTGGCGATCCGACTGCTCGATGTGCAGAAGCTCGATCTTACTATTTGGATCGTATGAAAACGGTCGAGCAAACGGCGATTGCAACAGATGCGGAATTATCCAATTATATTTTAAAAGGCGTAACCGAAGGATGGTCTTATGACATCTTGAAAGCTAGATTAAATATCCCATGCTGCAAGGATGTTTATTACAACTTGTACAGACGGTTCTTCTGGTTACTGAATAAAGCGAGGGATTGAAATGAAGATTGTAGACATAGCAGTCAAGAAAGTCTACCGTTTCAACTGTCCGAATTGTCAGAGTCGGTTAGAGGCGGACAGCAAAGAGGTGGTGGACATCGGAGGAAAGGTGTGTAAATTCCATTGTCCCGTGTGTCGGAAAGAGCGGTATATTGCTTGGTCTGATATGAGAAAGAAGATTGTGTATGAAGGAGAGGGAACGCAGAAATAACATCTCCTATTGTGAAAAGGAGAGTGATTGTTTATGAAGAAAGAAAATCCAATTTACAAACTTATATTCAATTACCATGCTAATATGATCGAAATTTGCAATATTAGACAGAGTCTCGGATTGATATCCGATGTCAAAGCTGAAGAAACAAACAAAAAAACATTGCATGGGTTGTATTAAAGAAGCGTACTTTGGAGGATTTGCTTCTGATCAAGTTAAAGAACTTTTTGAAAAAGAAGACTGAGCCGCTAACAACGGCTCTTTCTTTTTATCCTAGGTTAAAACACAGTACCAAGGTATCCGAAAGACATGCTATGTTGATATGTGAAAAAATCCCGGGTGAGAAATTTGGGAAAACTTTTTGAAAGGCGGGATAGAATATGGAGCTCATTCTTTGTATGATTATTGGCATCTTTATCGGAATCGTCTTCGGACGACAGGTGTTTCGAAGAGATGTCATTGGTTCGCTGCGGGTTGATCAATCTGATCCGGATAGCGGGCCTTATTTATTTTTAGAACTGTCTCATAAGGGAGCAAACGCGATATATAAGAAGAAGTATGTGGTACTAAAAGTCAACATCAAAGATTATATTTCGCACGAATAACAAGTCCTTTTATGAAACAGTTAATGAATTCACGAAAGGAGAACTAAAATGGGTGAAAACATCAAAGAATTGCTGAACGAGGAAATAGCAGCGGAGATTCAGGCGATATCTTCTCTGGATTCGGGTAGCGAAGAGAAATCAAAAGCTATAGAGGATCTGGCAAAGTTGTACCGTTTGAGAATCGAGGAAACCAAAAGCGAGCTGGATGCGGAGGATAAGCGAAGCCGGCGTACATTAGAAAGTGAAGCGAGTGTCCGGGAAAACGAGATTAAGAAATCACAGTTGGATGAGCAGATCAAGGCTGATGTACAGGATGAGCAGTATAAACGCTCACAGCTTGACGAACAGGTGAAAGATCGATATTTCAAATTGGGAATAGCGGCGGCAGAGCTCCTCATACCACTGATGTTCTACGGTATCTGGATGCGGAAAGGATTCAAGTTTGAGGAAACCGGAACCTATACCTCGACAACATTCAGGGGATTGTTCAATCGTTTTAGACCGACAAAGAAATAATTAACCGGTCAGAAATGAGGAGGGCGTGATTTATACATGTCCTCTTCGTTTTTGCGTGATTTATACATGTTCTCTTCGTTTTTGCGTGATTTTTACAGACGCTATTATGGAAAGGAGATGCTACAAAGAGCTCTTTGTCTCTTGACCGTACACCGGAAGAAACCGTACAATAATAGCGGTTCTTTCGAAAAACGAAAGGAGATAATATTTATGAGCCACAAAATTATCAAACCAGAAGGTATTGAATTGATTGAGTACCTGAATAACGGATATGCGATTTGCAATCGGTGTGGAGCCGTCATGAGGCAAGCAGAAGATCCGAAGACTGGATGCGGAGTTTATATTTGTCCATCGTGTGGATTAAAGGTGGACGAAGAGGATTACGAGTATGAGTCCGATGAAGAAGTAGAATGGACGGAAGAAATGCTCGATATGGAACAAGGAGATATTCCGCCAGCTGGATGCAGAGCCTGCGGAGGACCATATCCGTATTGCAAAACGTCATGTAAGCTATTTGATGACTAAAAATATTATTGAGAGAAGGTCTATGTTTCGGCATAGGCTTTTTCTTTTTGGAGAATAAATGATGCGATACCATTATGAAAAACCGGACATCTATTTATCGATGTATGGAAAAGTATATTTTTGCGATCATCCGGTCTATCATTGCTGCACGCTGTTCCAAATCGGGGAAAAGGGACTGGCAGTTATTCAACAGCGGTTCGATGAGAAAACCAAGAGAACCTGGTGGGGAGAAGTGGACCCATGGATTACGGATGATTTATATTTGCATCCTCATTTTAAAGAATACTTTGATATACGTTCAGGGATGGCTACGGACGGGCTTTATCCGACAGTAACAATTCGTCAGATTATGTGGGCCTTAAAAATGAAGCCAATTAAGAGGGAACGGTGGGAAACCGTTTTTGACAGACAGGATATTTAATTCGCAAAAATCACAGCTCCTTTTATGGAAAACTGATTAAAAGCGAAAGGAGTTTAAGGGTGATGGATGAAATGAAAATCAGCTCAAAGTTTACACGGATGTTGCTTTCGAAATTAGCAAAAGGGGTATTACATAAAAAACTGGGATATAACGTGGATATCCAGTTAAACGAGTTGAATGCTTCGATTTCAGATGAGAAAGCGCACGTACATGTGAGTATTGATGCAGATATGAACAAAGAAGAACTCATGAAAATTCTGAAGAAGATCGGTTTGAATTAAAAGGATTGGGCCAGCAATGGCTCTTTCTTTTTACTTCGCAAAATTTACAATTCCTATTATGGAGAAACAGTTAGCTCATTGGTAGAGCGCCACACTTCTGTGGAGGTAATCGGTTCAAATCCGATACTGGTTCTCTTTTATTTTTTTTATCAATCAGGAAAGGGGGATTTTAAGGAGGTGGTTAGAAACTTGAGTTTGGACGAATTGGAGTTGATTCTGTGCGATATGTACGAAATGGACGAATGGTTGCCGAATCCGGTGTTTGACAAGGATGGATTTACAAAGACGAGCAATACCTTATGGGCGATTGGAGAATTTCGAAATTATGTAGCTAATCATATTTACCCCCAAACCAAAATGTCCATAAAAAATCTGGAAGCAATGGCCCGATTATTTACAGAGAAAATGGAAGACTATGCTTCTATGAATCAGCAGAACAGTTCTATATTTATTGCCGCTAAGATGGTCGGCGAAAACATTCAAGACCTATTATATGCTATGGAATAGGATAAAACGAAAGGAGAACGGCATGCAAAATCCTATATACGTTCATTATGGTTCTACATTTTTTGAACCGTCAAGAAATTTTCCGATAAGCAATCATAGAAATTGGAGCAAACCTTTTGGTGGACTATGGGCGTCTCGCCAGGATGCGACTTTTGGATGGAAGGACTGGTGCGAACGGGAGGAGTTTAGAGAATGCGATGAGAATAACTCTTTTAAATTTCAGTTATGTGATGGTTCAAAAGTTGCCACTATTCATTGTATGAAAGATTTAGACTGTCTACCAACTATCGGGAATAACTATTCTATTTTTTGGAACAAGGTAATCGACTTTGAAGAATGTGTAAGACAAGGCTATGATGCAATCGAATTATGTTGGTATGGGGACGAATACAAAGACAAAAAGGCTGACGATATGTATTTTGGTTTATATGGTTGGGATTGTGACTCTATCATTATTCTTAATCCATCAGTAGTACCGATTTAAAATCGAAAGGAGAAACATCATGCGAAAAGTTAAAATCTCAAAAAGAGTTGGGCGCCAATTATATTGCTCATCTCCGACAATTTTAACAGTAGTGGCTTCTGTTGGAGTTGTCGTAACGACCATTACTGCCATTCGAGCAACCCCCAAAGCGGTAAAACTGCTGAAAGAAGCGGAGTTAGAGAAGGGCGAAAATCTAACCAAAGTGGAAATTATCCGAGTGGCTGGACCGTCTTATATTCCTTCTGCGTTGCTTGGAATTTCAACTATTGTCTGCATCTTTGGAGCAAATACACTAAATCAAAAGAAACAGGCTTCTTTGATGAGCGCATATGCCATGCTCAATGAATCCTATAAACAATATCGGAAGTCGGCCAAGATTGTTTATGGGGAAGATGCAGATGACAAAATCCATGCTGAAATGGCGAAAGATGCAATGGTGTCTACATACGATTGGGGCTATCAGGTCTATAACATGGATATGGATTCAGAGAGTGAGCGGTTACTTTTTTACGATCTTTCCTCGAAGAAGTATTTCAGAACCACTATGGCAGCGGTGTTAAACGCCCAGTATCATGTAAATCGGAATCTTGCTATCAGGGGTGACTGTTCATTAAACGAATATTTATCCTTCCTTGGAGTTGAAGGTATAGACGGAGGTGATGATCTCGGTTGGGATATTTCCTATATGGTGGAAGAAATGGATTGTTATTGGTTGGATTTTGATAATTATAAATCAACTTTAGAAGATGGCCTGGAGTGTATCATTATCGACACAATGGCAGTCAACAAGTTTGAATGATTCGCAAAAATTACAGACCGTATTATGAAAAGGAGGCTAATGCTTTATGAAGAACAAAAATTTTATCAAGGCCATTGGTATCGCAGTTACCGTTATCGGATTTGGAGTGAGTGTCCTTACCGATTGGGTAAACGAAAAGAAAATGGATGAAAAAATTGAGGAAAAGGTTAATGAGGCACTTGCCAAAAGAGACGATGAAAACGAAGAGGAGTCCTAACAAGGGCTCTTTCTTTTTAGTTTGGAGCAAATGCTGATGAATGACGAGGTTATTCAAAAAATCCTAAATTATGCGAATGAGCATCTGTTTGAGCCTGGAGAAAACTGGCCTAAACAATCCATCATGGAGCGTTCGTATGAAAAGTGGGCTGTTGATGAAATTCTATTGGCCATTATGGATCATCCGATGACGGAAGCCGACTTAGTGATAGAGGGCTTCATATTGAAAATGGAGCTATTTCTTCACATGTCGGAAGAACCAACAAACAACTACATATTTCAAGTAGCAGAAAATACGGCCGAGACACTTCTCGGTCTTATTTTATAACCACAAAAATTTATATTTTCGAAAGGAGAAACATTATGAAGGTATTAAGAAAGCAGGAAATTAACACAGCAAATATTCAGGTAGGAGATCAGATGGTTATTCCGTTGGCGGAGCTTGGAGAGTTTACTGCGACAGCTCACAAGGTTACGGACGAGGGAGTCATGTTTATATTTGACGATTATGTTACCCGTCGGCCGATGAACAACCGAAACACAAACAAAGGCGGCTTTGAAAAGTCCGATTTGAAGAAATGGATGGATACGGTTCTGTTTATGGCGTTTCCTGATGAACTGCGTGACAAAATTTACGGTCTTACACTCCCTACTGTTGGTCAGATTGTAGGTCATGAGGATGAATGGGACAATAAAAATCTGGAACCGGATATCGATGAACAGCTTCCTTTGATGAAGGAATGCAAGAATCGGATTGCTTGTTTTGAGGATCAGCTTGCATGGGGATGGCTGAGAAATGCTACAAAAGAAGAGTTTTCTTCGGCTTATTTCGCTCGTGTGTACTACCTTGGCCATGCGAACTATGGCGACGCTTCGAACTCTCTTGGGGTTCGTCCGGAATTCTGGTTGGTTAAGCAGGAATCCAGGGGCCCTGTGCCCCGCCGTTCTGGTCGTTATCCGTGGGGGTCCAACAATAAAGAATTCTTAACCGAGAGAATTCGGGAGAAGGAAAATGAGATAAAGGACTTAAAGCGGGAAATCAAAAACCTGGAAGAGAAAGAAATGTTTGCCAAAGCTGCTTCTGAGATGAAGAACCTGAAGGATTGCTTTGTAGAAGCTGGCTTTACTGAAGACGAGGCGTTTCGCATGGTTCTTGAGTTATCTAAAACAGCTTTAGGAATTGGAGGAAGGAAGTAATGAAAAAAGAAATAGCCAAGAGCTTTTGGTCACTGAAAACAGCGATTAAAAAGCATAGTCCGGAGATTCTTACCGGAATTGGTATTGCGGGCATGATTACAACGACGGTCATGGCTGTACGAGCAACGCCTAAGGCGCTGATTCTCATTGAAGAGAGAAAAGAGGAAATCGGAGCCGAAAAGCTTGAAGCAATGGACATGGTGAAAACCGCATGGGCGTGCTATATTCCAGCAGCGATTACCGGAACACTCTCTGTCGCCTGCCTGATTGGAGCCAGCTCAGTGAATGCTCGGAGAAATGCAGCACTTGCAACAGCCTATACTTTATCTGAATCTGCGCTCAAAGACTATCAGGGAAAAGTTATTGAGATGTTCGGAGAGAAGAAAAATGAGGCTGTGAAAGATGCTGTGGCCAAGGATAAGATTGAAAAGAATCCGGTGGTAACAAGAGAGGTAATCATTACAGAAAAGGGAAATACGCTCTGCTATGATGCAATTTCCGGAAGATATTTCAAAAGCGATATTGAGAAAATCAAAAAAGCAGAGTGTGAACTGAATCAGCAGATGCTGGATGATATGTATGTATCCCTGAATGACTTCTACTACGAAATTGGTCTGGACAGTGTAAAACTCGGCGACGAACTTGGGTGGAATGTCGATAGTGGATATATTGATTTATCATTCAGCTCTCAATTAGCCAGCGATGGGACTCCCTGCCTGGTAATTGATTACAGCGTAGCTCCACGATATGATTACCGAAATCTGTTATAAACGCGCGAAAAATACAACGGCTTTAATGAAAGAAGAATCACACATTTTCAAGAATTGAAAGGAGAATAAACATGGAAACCAACGAAATCATGAACAACGAAGAGGTTATGGAGACAACTACTGAGGAAGTCGTTAAGGCGAGTTCTGGTAAGGGGTTTAAGGTTGCGGCTGGTATCGGTTTGGCTGTACTTGCAGGTGTTGTAATCTACAAGTATGTGGGTAAGCCGATGATCGTCAAAATCAAAGCCCAGAAGGAGCAGCAGATTATCGACGCCGAGTGGGATGATTCTGAAGAGCCAATTGCGGAGAATGAGAAAGAGGATTCCGAAGAAGCTTAAAGAGAAAAATGTGTTTCAACACGAGGGAGAGTACCTGTAACAAGGTGCTTTCCCTTTTTTCTTTTATCCGGAGGTGAAAATGATGAATTTATATTTGTATGACGGACCAGTGATGGAATTCGATAACTGTGTTGCGAATCGTTGGACCGCTTCTACGCGGGCGGTTTCCGAAAAGAAGGCAAGGTCAAATCTTACCTATCAATTTAAAAAGAAGAATAATCGACTTCCGGGTACAAAGATTATATTGCCTGGAAAGATTAGTTTAGTGAGTGGAAAGGAGACAACTTAATGGAGGAATATAAGCCGAATTCCCACAAATCAAAGGAGGAGCAGAAAGATCTCGTTCCCGAAAAGCGTGTAGAAAAGGTAATTTCTGGGACGGTAAAGCCGAAGAAAAAATCAGAGATGCAGAAGTTTGCGGACGTATTCATTTCTGAAGATGTCAATAATGTGAAATCTTATATTGTCATGGATGTCCTCGTGCCGGCAATTAAAAAGGCAATTTCCGATATAGTAACCAATGGCATTGATATGATTCTTTATGGAGAGGCTGGAAAATCGAAAAAGAATTCGACAGCGTCCAAAGTATCCTATCAGAAGTATTACGATAGCGGAAAGAAAGATTATACGGCACCGAAGAGTCGGACGAGCTACGAATACGACGAACTCTTATTTGAAACTCGTGGAGATGCTGAGTCAGTATTGGATGCTATGAATGAGATTATCGCACAGTATGAGGTAGTCAGCGTTGCGGATCTTTATGATTTGGCAAACGTATCCAATGATAACTATACTGCCAACAAATACGGATGGACTGATATTGCCGGATGTAGGGCGGTTCGGGTAAGGGACGGTTATATTTTGAAATTGCCTAAACCGATGCCGTTGTAAAGGAGGAATTCGAAATGTACGAGTCAGAAGACAGGATGGTATCTCATCCAGATCATTATATTTCCGAAACAGGTATGGAAGTTATTGATGTGATCGAAGCCTTTACTTTTGATTTAAAGGGAATTGAGGCTACCGATACCGCAAACATCATCAAATATGCCTGCCGCTGGAAGAAGAAAAACGGAATCCAGGATTTGGAGAAAATCCTTTGGTACACACAACATCTGATTGATCATTTGAAAAAAGTAGAAGAGGAGAATAAATAACTATGAAAAAAGCAGAGATTGTAAAGAGCATGAATGGTTTTCTTAGTAAGACCAGTTTCCAGTTAAAGAAGCATAGTCCGGAGATTCTTGTCGTTGCCGGAGTTATTGGCGTGGTTACGAGTGCGGTAATGGCGTGTAAAGCAACGACAAAGGTGGGAGAAATTCTGGATAAGGCAAAGGAAGATGTCGAAGCAATTCATAAATGCGAGGAAGACGAATCCGTGAAGGACCAGTATTCCAGCGAGGATGCCAAAAAGGATTTGGCGATTGTTTATGTCCAGACCGGAGTAAAATTCGCCAAATTGTACGGACCTTCTGTTGTACTCGGAGCATTATCGATTACTGGTATTCTGGCATCCAACAACATTCTTCGCAAGAGAAATGTGGCTCTGGGAGCAGCTTATGCGGCTATTGATAAGGGATTTAAAGAGTATCGCAGTCGTGTTATTGAACGGTTTGGTGAAGAGGTTGACCGCGAACTGAAATATAATCTCAAAGCCAAAAAGTTTGATGAGACGATTATTGACGAAGAGACCGGAAAAGAGAAGAAAGTTAAGAAGAACGGCTTTGTGGTGAGTCCGGCAGATATCAGCGGTTATGCCAGATTTTTTGAAAAGTACACTCAGGATGAAGATGGGAATTCTATCCTGAACCCTCACTGGGAAAGCAATAATGAATACAATCTGATGTTCATCAAAGCTCAGGAGCGTTATGCAAATGATTTGCTGAAAGCGAAGAAGCGTGTATTTCTGAATGAGGTTTATGAAATGCTTGGACTTCCGAGAACAAAAGCCGGTCAGATTGTTGGTTGGGTTTATGATCCGGAAAATCCAAAAGGAGATAATTACATTGACTTCGGCCTGTATTCCGATAATCTGAGTTATTCGGATTACGTTAATGGATTCGATCAGGCAATCCTTCTGGACTTCAATGTCGATGGAAACATCTGGGATTTGATGTGAGGGAAAATTTATAACTATCCCTAGGAGTTACTGTAATTCTTAGGGATAGCTTTTTATTTGGGAGGAATTTATGCACAGGTTAATTAAAGTAATAACGGTCCCGATATTGTGCGGTATTGTAATAGCTTCTTCCTTCTTTATATCTGAGTTCCACTCAGAGGGGGAAGACGTTGCTGCGATATCCAAAGCAATCGTTGTCGAAAAGACTGAGCCAGTTATTACGGTTTCGCAAGAGGAATCTATCCGAATTGCAGTCGAGGAAACGGAGGAGTCAACAACAGAAGCAATGCCCAAAATGTCTCGGGAAGACGTGGAGCTGATCGCCCTCGTAACAATGGCGGAAGCCGAAGGTGAATGCGAAGAAGGAAAACGCCTTGTTATTGATACAGTACTTAACCGGATGGATTCGGAATATTTTCCGGATACTGTGTATGAGGTGATTTATCAGCCAAATCAGTTTTCATCCATGTGGAACGGACGAGTGGACAGATGTGAAGTCCGAGAGGATATTTGTGAACTCGTCTACGAAGAACTGGAGTCGAGAACTAATTATGATGTTGTATTCTTCACGGCAGGGGAATATAGCGCATATGGTGTTCCGATGTTCCAGGTTGGGAACCATTATTTTTCAAAGTATGAATAAGGAAGGAGAATCATTATGCGTAATCTTTTAGCATTGGTATCTTATACGTTGGCGGCAATGTCTGGCATCTGCTTTGTTGGTGGAATCGCAATTCTGTCAACAGGAAGGGAGCACTGATATGGACGGACTGGAGAATGTAATATCGGTACTGGATTATATTCTGGATACCAAGAGAAAAAGACATATCATGGGAGGCATTCTGTTGAGTGTCTCTTTTCTTTTTGGCGGTTTAGCAATAACCGTAATGACAATCAGAAACGAGGAGGAAGATGATGAGCAGTAAAGGAATGGCTTTCCTTGCATTCATTGTTGGAGCAGGGATGGGCTCTGTATGCACATGGAAACTGCTGAAACGGAAATATGAGTTGATTGCTCAGGAGGAAATTGATTCTGTGAAGGCGGCTTATGCCACAAGGGAAATTGGAAAAGGTTTCGTAGAAGGCTTTCGGGACGGACTTAAAGTGGCAGAAGACAGAACTCAGAAGGACGAGGATGATGTGGACTTCAAAAATTATGCATCTATCATCCAGAAAGAGGGATATACGGATTATTCCAGAAATGTCGAGGAAAAGAAAGGAGAGGCGTTTGTGGAAAAGCCTTATGTCATTTCGCCTGAGGAATTTGGTGAATTTGAAGAATATGAAAAAATCAGCCTCACTTACTATGCAGACGAAGTCCTGGCTGATGAAAATGATGAAGAAGTAGACGATGTGGATGAAATTGTCGGCGAGGAATCCCTGAACCATTTTGGTGAATATGAGGATGATTCCGTATTTGTCCGAAACGACCGGTTAAAATGTGATTATGAAATCCTGCTTGACCAGAGAAACTACTCGGATGTCGCAAAGACAAGGCCGCATCGAGTGGAGGAGTAATGACGAAGAACGAGCTCAATGATGCATATTTTAACTGGATGTATCAGCTTGTATTTGATGGGAGATATTCAAGGAAATTGTCGTATCGGAAGCTTTTAAAAGAGCTGCATCAAATCGAATTTACATACAGCATTCCGATGGATGGAAACCGGGCGGAGGACGGAGTGGATTTAAGATATCGGTTTGGCTACGAAAACGAGTATAGTAGCTCCATGATCTCCGCCTATTTAGACAATCGGATGTGTAGTGTGCTGGAAATGATGATCGCACTTGCTATTCGGTGTGAGGAACATATTATGGATGATCCGGACGTTGGAAACCGAACTGGACAGTGGTTCTGGAACATGATTGTCAATCTTGGTCTTGGCTCTATGAACGATTCCAAGTTCGACCGAGATTATGTTGAAGACATTGTCCAGAGGTTTCTGGATCGGAAATATAGCCGCAATGGTGACGGTGGGCTGTTTACTGTAAATCATAGTCGATACGATTTGAGGTCTGTTGAAATCTGGTATCAGATGTGCTGGTACTTGGATGAAAATACTTAGAAGGAGAGATTACTATGAGCCACAGCGAAGTGATGAAGTGGTTTGAAAACTATTTTCCTGATTATTCAGGGGATCGGGTTGATGTATGGTTTCCAAATGGAAGGAACAGCATCCGTATCCGCCAGAAAAATGGTCAAAAATTTATATTCACTTATCATAGTCAGAAAGATTGGAAATTTGAGACAATTGCCAGTTTTCTGAATGGAATGAAGGGAGGAAAAAAGTAAGATGTGTGAGGTTATGAATTATATTTTTGGAAGTCTCAGCAGTTCGGAGGCAGCAATCCGGTCCATTCGGAAATCTCTGAACAAACAGGCCCGTTATAACCGGAAATTAAGCACACTTGCTCTTATCATGACGGTTAATCTGGTTCTCCTGGAGCTGGATCGTGTGGAGCAGAAAAAGAGGATTGAGAAACTAGAATCGACAATAGAGGAAATGAAGCGCGATAAAGGAGAGTAAAAAATGAGATGATCGACTTTTTGATGATTTCCACACGTAGTACAAAGCGTGGTGTAATTGAAATCTATCCGAAGTTCATTATTAAGAAAAGCTCCGATCTGATGATTCGAGGTGGTGACTTCTACGCTATCTGGATTGAGGAACGAGGTTTATGGTCTACGGACGAACAAGATGCTTTGCAACTCATTGACCGTGAACTGGATAGATACGCAGAAGAAAGCCGCCAGCGCTTTGACTCTGAGATTAAAGTTCTTCACATGTGGGATGCGGAATCCGGAATGATTGATTCCTGGCATAAATATTGCCAGAAGCAAATGCGGGATTCTTTCCATATGCTGGATGACAAACTGATATTCTCCAACACAAAAACCGATAAAAAAGATTACGCCAGTAAAAAGCTGAAATATCCGCTTGAAGTTGGCGATTTGTCTGCTTACGACAAATTGATGTCTACTCTGTACTCAGAAACAGAAAGACAAAAGATAGAATGGGCGATCGGTTCTATTGTGTGCGGAGAATCAAAAAAACTGCAAAAATTTATGGTTCTTTATGGAGCTGCCGGAACAGGTAAATCCACAGTCCTTAATATCATTCAGCAGCTCTTTGAAGGATATTATTCGGTCTTTGACGCAAAAGCTCTTGGCTCATCCAGCAATTCATTCGCATTGGAGGCGTTCAAGAGCAATCCTCTTGTGGCGATTCAGCATGATGGCGATTTGTCGAGAATTGAAGACAATACCCGGTTAAACAGTTTGGTATCCCATGAGTTGATGACCGTGAATGAGAAGTTTAAATCAACCTATTCCAATCGGTTCAAATGCTTTCTGTTCATGGGTACCAACAAGCCAGTGAAAATTACGGATGCAAAATCCGGTTTGATTCGACGACTGATTGATGTGTCTCCTTCAGGGAATAAGCTGAGTCCGAAGGAATACAAGGCAACCATGAAACAGATTGAATTCGAATTGGGACCAATCGCTTATCATTGTCAGGAGGTCTATCTAAATAATCCTGGTCTATATGACGATTATATTCCCATTGCAATGCTGGGAGCTTCCAACGATTTCTATAACTTCATCATTGACTCCTACCATGTGTTCAAACGGGAAAACGGTACAACCTTGAAGGCTGCCTGGGAGATGTATAAGACCTATTGTGACGAGGCAAAAGTAGGCTATCCATTTTCTCAGAGAGTTTTTAAGGAAGAGCTGAAGAACTATTTCCACGATTACAAAGAGCGATTTAACATGGAGGACGGTTCAAGAGTGCGAAGCTATTATATCGGATTCCGGACTGAAAAATTTGAAGAGGAAACCATTGTGGAAAAGCCGGAAGAGAAACCGTCATTATTGCAGTTTAATGCAACCCAATCCATTTTCGATCAGGTGTGCTCTGATTGTCCGGCGCAGTATGCAACCGACAAGGAGACGCCTTCCATGAAATGGGACAAGGTAAAAACGAAGCTGTCCGATTTGGACACTTCTAAAATCCATTATGTTAAAGTCCCGGAAAACCACATAGTAATCGACTTTGATATTCCGGATAAGGATGGAAACAAATCCTTCGAACAGAATGTTGAAGAAGCAAGCAAGTGGCCGGCGACTTATGCAGAGCTAAGTAAAAGCGGAAAGGGGGTTCATCTTCATTATATTTACACGGGAGATGTAAAAAAACTGAGTCGTATTTATGACGACCATATTGAAGTGAAAGTGTTCACAGGTAAAAGCTCATTACGAAGAAAACTTACGAAGTGTAATGATTTGCCTATCGCAACGATTAGCTCTGGTTTACCGACGAAAGGAGAAGACAAAATGGTAAATTTTGAAGCGATTAAAAGCGAGAAAGGGCTTAGAACACTGATTAAACGAAATCTGAATAAAGAAATTCATCCGGGTACTAAGCCTAGTATCGATTTTATCTACAAAATACTGGAGGACGCATATGCCAGCGATTTGAGTTACGATGTGACAGATATGCGGAACGCAGTTTTGGCATTTGCTGCAAACAGTACGCATCAGGCCGAATACTGTATCAAGCTGGTAAATAAGATGCAGTTTAAATCAGCAGACCCTTCCACAGCGGGGAGAAACGAAGAAGCAAAACTGGTCTTTTATGACATTGAGGTATTTCCGAACCTGTTTCTTGTAAACTGGAAAATCGAGGGTGAGGGAAAGCCGGTTGTCCGTATGATTAACCCGACGCCGACCGAGATTGAGGAATTGATGCGGTTCCGTCTGGTTGGGTTCAACTGCCGTCGATATGATAACCATATTCTGTATGCGAGACTCATGGGTTATACGAACGAGCAGCTCTATAACCTTTCGCAAAAGATTATCAGTGGAAGTCCCAATTGCTTCTTTGGAGAAGCCTACAATGTTTCCTATACGGATGTTTATGACTTTGCATCTGCCGGAAATAAAAAGAGCTTGAAGAAGCTGGAGATTGAGATGGGAATCCATCATCAGGAGCTTGGGCTTCCTTGGGATCAACCTGTTCCCGAAGAAATGTGGACCAAGGTTGCTGAATATTGTGATAACGATGTAATCGCAACCGAAGCGGCATTCCACTACCTGAAGGCGGACTGGACAGCTCGACAGATTCTGGCGGATTTGGCTGATATGACGGTGAATGACACGACCAATACGCTTACCCAGAAGATTATATTTGGAAGCGAGCGAAAACCACAGGACCAGTTCAATTACCGAAATCTGGCGGAGCCGGTACATTACCTTGACGAAGAAACCGAATCTTTCCTGGCTGAAGCGTGTCCCGAAATGATGGCACAAACTCATGGTGAAGAAGGAAGCCTCTTACCTTATTTTCCGGGATACAAGTATGAGAATGGGAAATCGACATATCGAGGAGAAGAGGTTGGAGAAGGCGGTTATGTCTATGCGGAACCCGGTATGTATGGAAATGTGGCATTGCTGGATATTTCTTCTATGCATCCACACAGTGCAATCGCAGAGGTTCTGTTCGGTGTGAAATTTACGAGGGCCTTCCGTGATATTGTGGAAGGACGAGTCAGCATTAAACACGAAGCCTGGGACGAAGTCAACCACATGCTGGATGGAAAGCTGACGCCGTATATCCAGAAAGTTATTGATGGCGAGATGACAGCTAAGGATTTGGCGAATGCTTTAAAGACAGCGATCAATTCGGTATATGGTCTGACTTCCGCCAACTTTGAGAACCCATTCCGTGATCCGAGAAACAAAGATAATATTGTAGCCAAACGAGGAGCTCTGTTCATGATTAACCTCAAGCACGAGGTGCAGGAACGGGGCTTTACTGTTGCTCATATTAAGACGGACTCCATCAAGATTCCAGATGCGACGCCAGAGATTATCCAGTTTGTTATGGATTATGGAAAACGGTATGGCTATACCTTTGAGCATGAGGCTACATACGATCGGATGTGCCTGGTAAACGACGCTGTCTATATTGCCAAGTATAAGGACGGGAAGTGGACGGCCACAGGAACCCAGTTCCAGATTCCTTATGTGTTCAAGAAGCTTTTCAGCGGTGAAGAGATCGTCTTTGAAGATATGTGTGAAACCAAATCGGTAAGCAGTGCTTTATATTTGGACATGAACGAAGGGCTTCCCGATGTGTCTGAATATGAAAAAGAATTTTCAAAAGCAGAGAGTGATTACCGCAAGGGATTGCTTTCCGACACAACGTTTGAGAAGACTTGTCAGTCGCTAAATCCAAAGATTGCGGAGGGACACAATTATATTTTCATTGGACGAGTTGGACAGTTCTGCCCGATCAAACCTGGAGCCGGTGGCGGTCTGCTTATGCGTGAGAAAGATGGACGGTATTATGCGGCTACTGGCTCGAAGGGGTATCGGTGGCTGGAATCTGAGATGGTAAAAGAACTCTCCAAAGAGGATTCTATTGACCGTTCCTATTATGACAAGCTTGTAGATGATGCAGTTGAAACCATATCCAAATACGGCGACTTCGAATGGTTTGTGTCGGATGATCCTTATATTCCAAAACCGAAACTGGAAGATTTTATGAACATCCCGGAAGACGCCGATGAAGAATTACCATTTAATTGAAGAAAAGGAGAAGTATCATGGCTTACAAAAACGTACCCAATATTATTATCGAAAATGCTCATATCATTTTTCGGAATTTCAGAGGAGAAGAGTCCAAGTATAACAGGGCTGGTAACAAGAATTTCTGTGTGATTATCGAAGATCCAGAGCAGGCGGAGAAGCTCTCTAAGGATGGATGGAACGTAAGAGTTCTGGCTCCGAGAGACGAGGATGAAGAGCCGAGACATTATATTCAGGTGGCAGTCAGTTTTGAGAACATTCCTCCCAAGGTGGTTATGATTACAAGACGGAACAAGACGCCTCTTGATGATGAGTCCATTTCTACTCTGGATTATGCGGAGATTCGCAATGTTGATTTGACGATTCGGCCGTATTCCTGGGAAGTGAACGGTAAGACCGGCATTAAAGCTTATTTGAAGACGATGTATGTTACCATTGAGGAAGACGAGTTTGCCGAAAAATATGCGGAAGAAGAAGGTCCGGAAGAAGTTCCGTTCCGTTAATAATCAACAGATAGGGTGCCTGATATTGCCAGCAAGGTAAATGTCCTAAGGCTAGAGGAAACAGCCCTATATTTCTGCGAAAGGAGAAAAATTATGGCATTTTGGAACTGGAAAAAGAAGCGAACCACAGCGAAACCGAAAAATACTGCTTCTGTTTCTAAACAGAAGATTGTTTCACAGCTTATGAAAGGATGGATAGCATGACAAAGACTGTACGATTAAAGAAAGAAGACTGCTATTGTGATTTGACCAAATTCTATGAAAATGTGGCTCGAAAAATCCTGGTGGGGATAACAGACAAAACCTGTTTCGACTGCCGGAAAATTTGCGTCACAAAATCGGTCCAAGAAGCTTTATGGTCGTATTATCGTGACGAAAAAGGAAAGACAGATGAGCAGATTGCTACGATGTTGTTGGGATACGGGCCGAAGGCAAACTTGGAAGAGCATGGTATTCTGGAGTATCGGGTTGAGATTGAAGATGGATTCATAGTGTGCGAGGAGGGATAGGCGTGAATGGCCGTTAAATTATATGACTACCAGATAGCATCCGTTGAAAAAATGACAAATGGCTGCATTCTGTGTGGCGGCGTTGGAAGCGGAAAGTCCAGAACAGCATTGGCATATTATTATCTTCAGAATGGTGGAGATCCAGATTGTCTGACGGGACTGAAAGAGTATGTTGCGATGGACGATCCTCCAAAAGATTTATACATCATTACGACAGCCAGAAAGCGAGATACTATGGAATGGGAGGGTGATCTTTCGCCCTTCCTTCTTTCGGTTCACGAGGATGTTAATCTATATTCAAATCAGGTTGTTGTGGATTCCTGGAATAATATTAAGAAGTATTCCGATGTGAAGGATGCTTTCTTTATATTTGACGAGCAGAGGGTAATCGGTTCTGGGGCTTGGGTGAAAGCATTCCTGAAAATCACCAAATCAAACCAATGGATTCTGCTATCTGCAACTCCAGGAGATACCTGGCAAGATTATATTCCGGTATTTATTGCAAACGGGTTTTACAGAAATCGGACAGAATTTATCCGAGAACATGTGGTTTATAGTCGGTTCAGTAAATATCCGAAGATTGACCGATATTTGAATACTGGTAGATTGATCCGGCTCAGAAACCGAATCTTGGTGAATATGGATTTCAAGCGTCAAACGATTTCTCATCATGAAGATGTGTTTGTCAAATATGATGTAGAAAAATACAGAGACGCTGGACGAACCAGATGGGACCCATTTAAAAATGAGCCGATTACAAATGCTGCTGGTCTTTGCTATATATGGCGAAAAATTGTAAATACGGACGAGTCACGGCAGATTGCCTTGATGGAGATTGTAGAGAAGCATCCGAGAGCCATTATATTTTACAACTTCGATTATGAGCTGGAGCTTTTAAAGGGATTGTTTCAAATTTATGAGGATGACGGAATTTTTGAAATCGCAGAGTGGAATGGACACAAGCATCAGCCGATTCCAGAGTCAAAAAATTGGGTGTATCTTGTCCAATACAATGCTGGAGCTGAAGGCTGGAACTGTATTAAGACGGATACAATTATATTTTACTCTCAGAACTATTCCTATAAGATTATGAAGCAATCTGCTGGCCGAATAGACAGGCTAAATACGCCGTTCAAGGATTTGTATTATTATCATCTGAAATCTCGAAGCGGAATTGATTTGGGGATTAGCAGGTCTTTGAAGGATAAGAAAGATTTCAATGAGACGAAGTTTGTGAAATGGTCTGGAAATACTCCGTTGAAAAAAGTAGCTTAGGTAGGTGAAAAGATTATGAACGAAGAGTATTTGGAAGTAGATTTTAAAAAGTATTGCAAAACCTGTAAACATAAAGAATTGGGAGAGAAATTCGATCCATGTAATGAATGTCTGGATTATGGGTATAATCTCAATTCTCACAAACCTGTAATGTGGGAGGAAAAGAAAAAATGAGCTACGAATATAATCGATATTTGGCACAGCATAAATCTAATGTTGAAGCGGGATTTCGATGGTTACAGAAAAATCTTCCTGAGATCACGGAGGGCGGTGGCGCAGAGCATAATATCGTATTTGCACATGACCAATCCAAAACGGAGCCTGATGAATATGGCCCCTATGATATTTACTTTTATGGAGGAAATCGCTCTTATGCAGTAGTGGAGGATTTTCGAAAAGCTTGGTTGTTACATATTCATCGAAATCCTCATCATTGGCAGCATTGGGTATTGATCAATGATGATCCGGAAGAAGGAGAAATCGTTTTGGAGATGCCCTACTGCTATATTCTGGAGATGATTTGCGATTGGTGGTCCTTTAGTTGGTTTAAAGGAAATTTGCTGGAAATTTTCTCCTGGTACGAAGAGCATAAAAATTATATAAAACTGCATCCCAATACGAGAAAATTGGTGGAGGATATTTTAAGCCGCATCCAAAATAAGCTTGGGGAGGTAATGGCGAATGAAATCAACAGATAGCGTAATTGTGAGTTGGGATTTTTCCCATGGAAAAGACGTTGGTGTTCTGATTGTCGGAAAGCAGGAGAAAGGAAAAGTTGAAATCATCAATGCCTATCAGGGAGAAGAGGCCAAAGCACTTTATCAAAAGTTGGTATTCCCTAAATCAAAGAAAACCAGCTTTAGCAAGGAGAAAACCACATGAAGCAACCGAAAAAATTAACCAGAGAGCAAAAAGAATGTTTGTCAGCTCATTATCTGAATTGTAAAGACTGGATGCTGGTTGAAGAGACCGAATTCTATTACCGTATCATTAACAAGAATACCGGTGTTATAAAAAGTGTGGACAAGTTCAGAAGAATAAGAAGGAGAAAACGAGATGTCGGATGTTCTGGTAGTTAAAATAAATATGTTTTGTCGTTCCAGAGAGCTGAACGATATTCGCAGATATATACTTTCCCAAATAGAAAATGGAAAAGTTGTAGTGCTGCCTGCTTATTGCGATGCTCAGATTGTTCCGGGTGATATAGAAATTCGAGTCGAAGATCTATCTGGAGAAAAAGATAAAGGAGACTTTCACCATGGAAATTCTTCCACCCAAATACCAAAAGTATAGAACATTTCCTCAATTACAACAAAATGATGGAAACGAGCAGATGCAGAAAGCTCTGGAATTTTCCAGCGAATTGATCATTCTTCAGGCAAGACTATGTCCAATTCCGGGTTTTGAGTATATTTGGCCGGATGGATTACCGTTATCAAAAATATAATGTTTAAAAGGAGAAAAAAAAAGAGTATGAATCTTAAACCAGCGAAAATTATTGCAGTAGATTTTGATGGGACATTATGTGAAAACAAATGGCCGGAAATCGGAGCAGAAAATGAAGAGTTGATAGAGTATCTTCGTGATCGAAAGAAGCACGGAGACAAGCTGATTCTTTGGACTTGTCGTGTAGACGATATGCTCAGAAAGGCCGTTGAATGGTGCAAAGAAAAAGAACTGATATTTGACGCAGTCAATGAGAATCTTCCGGAGATTGTCGAGAACTTTGGCTCCGATACAAGAAAGATATTTGCCAACGAGTACATAGATGACCGGAATATCTGGCCTTTGAAAGACAGAGTAGCCGATGTTCTTTATCTTTGTGACGGTAAAAGATGTGGAGATACTTGTACAGGTGTGGAATGCAAGCATACATCTGATATATCCCACGCTAAGAATTTCGTAAAAGGCGACTATGACTCCTACTGGGAGAAAGAAAAATCCGAATCCGAAGCCAAAGATCCCGATCCTCATGAGAAATCCAGTATGGAACTGTGGGCGGAAAAAGAAGTGGAAATTGCCTGCAAACACGAAGCACCTGATCGGAAACCCGGAGAATGGGATTATGGATGTGCTTGCTATGAAAGCGCATTAAAGGCATTCCAGAGTCTTTGTGAAGATGGCCACAGCGGTTTTAGTATTGGAATGACAAAGTATATTTTAAATCGACTGATTGAAGGAAAGCCACTCACTTCCATCGAGGACACAGAAGATGTCTGGAACAATATTTCCGATCGTAGTGGTCTTCGTGGAGAGATTGCAAATTACCAGTGCCGGCGGATGAGTTCTCTCTTCAAGTATGTATATGATGACGGCTCTGTTAAGTACAGAGATGTCAACCGTTTCTGCGGAGTGAATGTAGATAATCCAGACGTATCATACCACAGTGGCTTGATAGATCGAGTGATGGAAGAAAAATTCCCGATTATCATGCCGTATTTTCCAGAGAGCAAACCGTTCCGTGTGTATTGCGAGGAGTTTCTTACTGATCAGAAAAATGGAGACTTCGACACCGTTGGAATTCTCTATGTGATTAAGCCAGATGGCGAACGTGTAGAGATTAACAGATATTTCAAAGAGGGGGAAAAAGACTTTATTGAGATTGCCTCCTGCGAGTATGAAATGCGCCGAAAGATGTATCATGAGCTTCTGGATAATCTGAAGAAGGAACAGAAAAAAGATTGTCACGGCTGTTTCAGAGCTGCCGATAACAGTTGTAAAGACTGTATGGAGGAAGAAGAGAATGAATCGGAATAGATTTATCCAGGGATTAAAAAGTAATATCCAGCTTTCCGAAAAAGAGAGGCGTCGGATTATTCGGAGAAGTCTTCAGAAATACCCATGGAAAACAAAATGTACGGTGGCGATGGAGGAATTTGCAGAGCTTCAGCAGCAGATAAGCAAACAGGTGCGTGGCTATGGAGACAGAATTGGACTCTTGGAAGAGATGGCAGATGCTTATATTTGTCTGAACTTCCTGGAGTCCATTTTTGATATTAAGCCAGAGGATTTGCAGAAGGCTATAGATGTGAAGCTGGAGCGAGAAAGGAGAAATTGTCAGTAATGGGATTATCAAAACTTTCGGAAGAATGCAAGAAATGTCCGTTTGTCGAGAAGTGTAAAAACAAGCGAATGGAAGCATTGGCATATATGACTGAACCGCAAGTTTTAGCAAATGCGGCAGGTCCAAGTTCTGAAAACTTAGCAGCACCTTTATTACGAGAAACCGTGACAATCATGATAAATGGTACGCCAACCCAGGTTTATAAAGACGAAATAGAAAAACAGCTCTATTCCCAATTATATTCAGGGTTAGGCTTGAAATTTGGGAGTTAAAAAAGGAGAAAAATAATGAACGATTCCATAGTGCCTGGAGTGGTGTATATCCATGTTGGCAATGAAATTCAAAAACTCTGTGAAACGAGTGATATTCATATAGAGACATTGGCAAATGTTCCGGTTTCTTGTGATCTGCCCAAATTAACAGAAATGGAAACATCTGCATCGTTTGAAATGGTAACAAAAATAAGCGAAGAAGCATTCTTAATCCTTTCTGGAATATTTGATTTGTCGTTAAAACTTTGTCCAGACAATCGAGTACGTCACTTGGTTTTATATGCCAAAAAGAAACGAACCAGAAAAAAGAACCTTCATAGAATTTTTCGAATGTTAGAAAAGGAGAAAATTTATGAATGAAAATTGTTTAAGTCCTTTACCGCAGTATCATATCGATAGAGATAAGCTATGCGAGATTGTAAAAGAAACCATCGGCTACGATAGACTTATGGATGCGTTCTGCTATGGAATTGTCGTTTGTGATGAGTTTGCTTGGTTTTCCAACTCAGACGAGTATTATATTATCCATTTGGAAAGCGGCATGATGGTAAACTGGTATAAACATCTCGGAAGGACAAACACTTGCTCACAGAAAGATAGAACCATTGATGATTATTACGAGTTCTTCAGATTATTCAAAGAAGAATTGGACTATTTCGAGAGGAGAATGCAATAATGATTAAAATTGAAAACGTAGAGGTTATGGGATGGGAGCACGCTATTCGTGGAATGCGGAATCCCATGAATAGTTGGGAGAGAGCCGATAGCGGAATCTGCAAAGGTGGGGAGAGTGGTATTGGGTGTGAGAACTGTGCCAATTACGATTCCTGTGAGCATACATACGATCATTCTTGGCAGCTTGGAAAAGCAGATCACGATTTGATGATGCGGCTTTCGGCCGGTGGATCGACTCATGCGAAGTATCGGAGAATGATTATCGTCTATGCAGACATTATAGCTCCGCTCTATTGGTGGAAAGAGTTTGATACATATAAAGTAGGTACGGTTGCGAATTCTTGCTCGACAATGCATAAGATTGCGGAAAAAGCTTTTATGGTCGAGGATTTTAGCATAGAACATCTGATGTCTGCGGCGGACGATAATGATTGTCCATTGCTACAAGATCCAAATGATCCATACAATGCATTCAGCCCACAAAATATTTTTATGCTGACGTTAAGAATGTTAAATGCTTGTAGGGCGAAGTATCTGGAAACAAAAGATAAAGATCATTGGTGGAAGATGATCCAGATTCTTCCATCTTCCTATAACCAGAAACGAACGGTTATGCTGAATTACGAAGTGCTGGCCGGCATCTATCCTATGCGGAAAAATCACAAGCTCGACGAGTGGGTGGAATTCTGTAAATGGATTGAAACGCTGCCATATCCGGAGATTATCGTTGAAGAAAAAGTTAAATTTTATGCTGATGGGAAGGAGATAAATTTATGAGTTTAGTCAAAACCATTAAGGCTATGGTAGAGGAAGGCTATACAATTAGCTTTTCCGAAGCGGATCTTCCTATGGATGGTATTTATATTACCATTAAAAAAGACGGAATCAATGCTAGACAAGTTATTCCGGAAGACGAATTGAAATCTCTGAATTTATCGACCGATGAATTATTTGCAACTGTTATTGAGCATTTGAAAAGGAGCTATTATTTATGATTTTTATTGAAACATTGATTTGTATTTTGCTGGCATATTTCTGTTTGTATTCGTTAATCGCTCGGATCTGCAAATGTATCGAACATTGTGCCTCAGCCAAAGGATATGCGAAGTTGGAAGAAGCTAAAATTCTTGCCAAAGATCGGAGTAAAGGAGAGTAAGTATGTGGAGCCGAAAACTGATAAAAAATAAAATCTATGCTGCCCTGATTATCCTGATTGGAGCGTTGTCAGTCCCGATTGAATGGGATGCAACGTTCTTTTTATTTTCCCTGATTATGGGAGTACCGATGTTCTTTGCGAAAACGAACTGGATTTATGAAGGGGATGAGAATGATGGGACGAGCCGAGAGGAGACGTGCTCAAAAATTAGAGCAGAAAGCCAAAACCGCCACATACAATCTCACAAAAGCGCAGCTCGATGCGGCCGTCCGTGAGCAGGTCGGAAAAGAGCTGGAGCGAATCAAGCAGGAAGCTATGGATGATGCCATAAACACTGCGATGGTTCTGCTTCTGACTCTACCGTTAGAAGTGCTGATGGACCATTATTGGACGAAATCTTATGCAAAGCGTATTCCGAAGTTTACCGAACAGGTTCTGGAATATTACGAACGCTGGCAGAACGGAGAACTGGATATGGAAAAGCTGAAAGAGGATTTGTGGGAATATGGTGGTGTGAAATTAGTTGAAAGTGAGGGTGAAGCAACATGAAATGTGTAATGGGAGTTATTGCGTGTGTCGTTGGACTGGTAAGCCTGATCGGTCTGATTGTGTTAAAGGCAGTCAACTCGTCCGCAACCTATATGGATGATTCATTCCGATGGGGAGGACGAGATGGGTATTAAAAACGATTATCGAAAAAACGCAGAGGGATATTCTGATCCAACTGCCTATGAAGCACTGAGAAATATTGAGCAGGAAGAGGACCGGTTTCATAAGCTGCTGGATACCATTTTTACGCTTTGTGAGCTGTCCGACTTCCACATTGAAGAGCGGATCGTCATCAAGGACAAACGAACCGGACGGATTTGGAGGTGATCTGTATAATGAAAATTTGTAAAGTAAAACCGGATCATGCCACTTGTTCGGCTTGTGTGGAGACACAACAAATGTTTGATGTGGTTGATGATTGCTCCAAATGTAAATTAAATACGGAAATTTATGAGCTGTTGCAGATCGGGACAAGTTTTTGGAGTGGTGATTATGCGATGGTTCAGAAAGACGGTAAGATACAAAAAGTATCACTAAAACGAATTTATGATGTTCGGGAGGTATAACGTTATGGATGAGTGGGAGAAAACCATTGACGCTCTCGTCAAAGCGTTTGACGAATTTGCCGTGAAAGTAAAAGAGATGGTGGACGCTTTGGCTGGGGCATTCGGATTTGGACCGTCAGTATCCGAAAACAAAAGAAAAAAGAGTCTCAGTTCCCCGGCTCGATATGGAATGTCTCTGAGGAAATCTCGAAGAGAATCCATCGTTAAGCAGTATTCTTACCGACCGATTGCCCGGAAACACTTACCTTATCAGAGAAGAAATTATTGAAAATCGTCCGTACAAAGCTTGAAAGTGGGTGAAAATCACGCCCACTTTTGGGTTTTGAAAAATGGGCTTTGGCCACTTTTATGTGGGCTTTTTGGAAAATGTGGAGAGCTTTGAGGAAGGATTCGGACGATTTTGGTCAAATTTGTGGCCATTTGCCCACTTTCTGCCCACTTTTAAAACCCCGATTTGGTCAGCAAAAACCCAGTATTTATGCGGGTTTGCGGGCTCAAAGCCCACTTTCCCACTTTTTTTCTTAAACTATTATGATAGAAAGTTTAAAAGTATATAGTAATAGCGAAAAAAAAGTGGGTTTTTGGCCACGAGCAAAAAATGGAGGAAATTATGAGTAAGATTAGTTGGGAGAGCTTGTATGAAAATTTCAAATCAATTTATCCAAGGTTGTCGAGGTCATCCGTATATTTTCGTCCGTTCGGGTATATGAGTATAGTAGTGTACTTTGAGGATGGAATGAAGATGATCTACGATGATCTTAGAAAACAAGCCCATATCACAGCTTGAAGAGAATGTCAAGAGCCAATGAAAAATTTCTTTTCTTTCTCATCAAAATGTGATATACTTAGAAGGCCACACAATCGCATAATAGCTTCGTTTAAGGGAATCCACTTTGGCAAAAAGTGTATTCTCTCTTTACTCATACCTTGAACGAGGCGAGATTGTGTGGCAACAATGGGAGAGCACTTTTTCGGGTGCGTCTCTTGTTGGGGCCGCACCTTTTTTATTGCCCTAAAAACAGAGTGGAGGAGAATAAAGAAATGAAACGTAAGTTTCTAGCGATTGTAGCAGTTTTGATGGTTTTGTTAGCGGGATGCAGCAGCGAAGACGATGGTAAAATTCATATGCCGTTCGGAGCCAATGACTATGACGGCGTCAATTATCAAGAGATAGTCTCCCAATTAGAAGAAGCTGGTTTTACAAATGTGCGAGAGGAACCACTTGGTGATTTAGTAACGGGATGGCTAAATGATGAAGGTGAGGTAGATGAAGTCTCTGTTGATGGAGATACGGTGTTCAGCACCGATTCTAAATATTTACCAGATGTTGAAATAGTGGTGTCATATCACACCTTCCCTGGTGAGGAAGAACCATCTACCGAAGATGAAAACTCGAATTTAGAAAGCAATGAGGACTTTTCTGAAGTTGAAAGCGAAACTTCCGAAAATACAGAGTCTACTAACGAAGTTCCAGAAGAAAATTTAACGCCGGAGAATAATGAAGACTTAGCGGCGGTTTTATCAGCAACAAATGAGCTCGATCCAATTTACTCAGAATTTGCAGAAAAGTATAAAAATCAACTTGTCGAATTTGATGCGTGTATTACCTATTTAGCGAATCACGGAGATAGCGACACAAGATATGATCTATTACTATCGGCTGGTGATTATGTGGATGAGAATACAGTAAATCCCGGACCCATTTTTAAATTTGAAGATGTGAATACTTATGGGATGGGAATTGAGGATTTGTATCTTCCAGACTATATAAGCATCGGTTCAAATGTACATGTTGTTGCTGAAATCCAATCATTTAGTGAAGATGAGGGAGTGTTCTTTCTCAATCCTGTGAAAGTCGTTCCTCGATAAATATAAAAATCATTTAGCCTGTACCTATTGATTTAGGTATGGGCTATTTTTATGTTTTCATTTGGTTCCTTTTTGCGCGCGAAAAATACATCGACTGTTATGAAGAGAGAGGGTTAAAATGGCCATTCTCTCTTTTGTTTTGGAGAAAGGAGGCTCACTTATGCTGGAAAGCGAATTTCAGAACAAGCTGATTCAAGAACTGAAAAGAATGTTTAAAGGCTGCATCGTAACAAAACTGGATTCCAGTCACATTCAGGGAATTCCCGATTTGCTGATTCTTTATAACGATAAGTGGGCCACTTTAGAATGTAAGAAAAATATTCGCGCCAAGAAACAACCAAATCAAGAATATTATGTTGGGCGAATGAATGAGATGTCGTTCTCAAGATTTATTTGTCCCGAAAATAAGGAGGAAGTGTTACATGATCTTCAACAAGCATTCGGCTCTTGAAGGGCAACACGCCTTTCTTGGCGCAAGCAAATATCACTGGATTAACTATGATGAATCCAAAGTTGCAGAATCGTACTCAAAATTCCTTGCGACTCAAAAAGGGACGGAGCTTCACGATTTCGCAGCAAGGTGTATCACGCTTGGACAGAAACTTCCGAAGTCTCAGAAAACATTGAATATGTATGTGAATGATGCGATTGGTTTCAAAATGGTTCCTGAGCAGCCACTTTTCTATTCAGAGAATTGTTTTGGAACAACAGATGCGATTGCATTTCGAAATCGTATGCTTCGTATTCACGATTTAAAAACCGGCGTCCTTCCGGCGCACATGGAGCAGCTTGAAATATACGCTGCTCTTTTTTGTTTGGAATACAAAATCAAGCCGGCCGACATTGAAATGGAACTTCGGATTTATCAGAACAACCAGATTCTTTATGAGAATCCGACGGCTGAAACCATTGTTCCAATCATGGACAAGATTATCACATTCGACAAAGTAATCAACAAAATCAAAGAACAGGAGGGCTAAATTATGAATCCGATTGCGGAAGAAATTTTAATGCATTATGGAATGCCCCGCCGTTCTGGTCGTTATCCGTGGGGTTCTGGTGAAAATCCTTATCAGCATAGCGGAGATTTTTTGAGTCGAGTGGATGAACTGAAAAGTCAGGGTATGAGTGATACCGAGATCGCAAAAGCCATGGGATTAACCACCACTCAATACCGTACGCAGAAATCTCTAGCAAAAGACGAACGGCGTGCGCTTGATGTTGCAAGAGCAAAATCTCTTCGAGAAGATGGATTGAGTTTAAATGAGATTGCAAAAGAGATGGGTTTTGCAAACGATTCTTCAGTTCGCTCTCTTCTGAACGAGAATTCCGAGGTTCGTATGAATCAGGCCAAGACAACTGCCGAGTTTATCAAAAAGCAGATCGATGAAAAAGGAATGATTGATGTCGGCGCCGGCGTGGAACGTGAGCTTGGAATTTCTAAAGAGAAACTGAACGAAGCGCTCTACATGTTGGAGATGGAAGGCTATCCCGTCTATGGCGGTCGAGTGGATCAGATAACGAATCCGGGAAAGAAAACCACGCTTCGAGTAATTTGCCCGCCTGGAACAGAGCATAAGGAGATTTATGATTTTGAGAATATCAATTCTCTGAAAGATTATGTCTCCCATGATGATGGGGAATCCTTTGATCCGAAGTTTGTCTATCCCAAAAGCATGGATTCAAAAAGACTTCAAATTCGTTACGCAGAGGATGGCGGAGAATTAAAAGATGGTGTTGTTGAGATTCGAAGAGGCGTTGATGATTTGTCTCTTGGGGAATCCCACTATGCTCAGGTCCGAATCCTGGTTGACGGAACTCACTACATCAAAGGAATGGCTGTTTATTCAGATAACCTTCCAGATGGTGTTGATGTTATGTTTAATACCAATAAGAAAAAAGGTACTCCGAAGATGGACGTTCTAAAGCCAATCAAAGATGATCCCGATAATCCGTTTGGATCTTTGATTAAAGAAGGAGTCAACGATCCAGATAATCCTACGGATACAAGAGGAGGACAGAGTTATTACTATGATAAGAATGGTAAGAAACAGCTTTCTCTTATCAACAAGAGAGCAGAAGAAGGAGATTGGGGAGAATGGGCCGACAAGCTTCCGTCTCAGTTCCTGTCGAAGCAGAGCAGAACTTTGATAAAGAAGCAGCTGAATCTGGCAGCCACGGATAAGCAGTCCGAATTTGATGAGATTTGTTCTCTTACGAATCCGACAGTGAAAAAGGTTCTTTTGAAATCTTTTGCTGATGATTGTGATGCAGCCGCGGTTCATTTACAGGCGGCAGCTCTTCCTAGACAAAAGTATCAAGTTATTCTTCCGTTGACATCTATCAAAGACAACGAGGTTTATGCTCCGAACTACAAGAACGGAGAAACCGTAGCCCTTGTTCGGTATCCGCATGGTGGAACTTTCGAGATTCCAATCTTAACTGTTAATAACAAACAGCCAGAAGGAAGAAGAGTTCTTGGGAATACACCAGCAGACGCTATAGGCATTAACAAAAAGGTCGCTGACCGTCTTTCTGGTGCCGATTTTGACGGTGATACCGTCATGGTAATTCCGTGTAATTCCTCTAATAGCAGAGTGAAGATTACTTCCACCCCACAATTAAAGGGGTTAGAAGGATTCGATCCTAAGATGTCTTATGGGACTGTTAAGAAAGGTGACGATTACTATAACAGCAGCGGTCAGAAGATTAAGGTTATGAAGAATACCCAGACAGAAATGGGTAAGATTTCAAACTTGATTACTGATATGACTCTGAAAGGTGCTACTCAGGATGAACTTGCGAGAGCTGTACGTCATAGCATGGTCGTCATTGATGCAGAGAAGCATAAGCTCGACTACAAGAAGAGCGAACAGGACAATGGCATTACTGCTTTGAAGAAGAAGTACCAGGCTCACGAGGACGATGATGGTTATGGCGGTGCTTCTACTCTGATTTCTCGGGCCAAGTCTGAGACTTCTGTTCTGAAGAGGAAAGGAAGCCCGATCATTGACAAGGAAACTGGAGAACAAAGCTGGAAGAGTGTCAGAGAGGAGTATGTAGATAAGAACGGAAAGACCCAGGTGCGAACTCAAAAGAGTACCAAGATGGCAGAAACCAGGGACGCCCGCACTTTATCTTCTGGAACCCCTCAAGAGGAAGCATATGCGGACTATGCAAATACCATGAAGTCCCTAGCTAATCAGGCCCGTAGGGAGATGGTTAATACTGGAAAGATAGCCTACTCTGCTTCAGCAAAACAGACCTATCAGACAGAGGTCGATTCTCTTATGGCCAAGCTTAATGTGGCTTTAAAGAACGCCCCCCGTGAGCGTCAGGCACAGACCATGGCCAACTCCATTGTGGCCGCTAAGAAGAAAGACAACCCCGATATGACAAAAGCCGAAATCAAGAAGGCTAATCAACAGGCCCTTACTGCGGCCCGTACCGCCGTTGGCGCCAAGAGGACCCCTGTCGAGATTACAGACCGTGAATGGGAAGCAATTCAGGCTGGCGCTATCAGCGAGAACAAGCTTACCCAGATTCTCAACAATACAAACATTGATACAGTCAGACAGAGAGCTACTCCGCGTGCAACAACAACCCTTAGCTCTGCTAAAGTAAATCGTATTGCAGCGCTGAATGCTTCTGGCTATAGCACTGCTGAGATAGCAGCAGCTTTGGGTGTTTCCAGTTCTACTGTGTCGAAGTATCTGAATGGAAAGGAGTGAACAAAGTAAATGGCGAAGAAGTGTATGCTTACAACCGTTGACAATCCTTTTGATCCATTTGAACAGTTCACTTCATGGTTACTGTTTGATGAGGAAAAAGGTTATCATTCATGTTCGTATCTTGGTAGAATTGCCAGAACCTCGGACCAACTCTCCGATGAAGAGAATGACTTGGAAGTTGAACGAGCAATTGATGAGATCGTAAAATACGATTTTAGAAACATTTACAAAAAAGTTACGCGAGATGCGGTGGCTGTCTAGGTATTAGATGGTATAGGGGGGGTAGCAAAAATCGCACCCCCTCCGTCATCGCGGCGGTCTTTGAAAATTCCCCGGGGGTATTTTTCGGAGAATGTTTTTACATTCCGGCAGTATTTAACAGAGCTCAT